AACTCGCAGGTGCCTGACCAGGCCGTCAAGCAGCGCGCGGGTGAGCGCGAGCTTCCCACGCTCCAGACGGGCTCGGGAAAAGCGCCGGGCGCCTCGCGGCCATGTGGGCTACTAATCCGAGCGTGGGCCTGAGCGAACTCAATGCGGACGAGCTGAAAACACGGATCGAGGCCGCCCGCGCGCTGCGCAACATCGAGCAGATCGACCTAGACGACCTGTTCGCCGGCGACGGGCTCGGGAAAAGCGCCGGGCGCCTGGAGCGTGGGAAGCTCGCGCTCACCCGCGCGCTGCTTGACGGCCTGGTCAGGCACCTGCGAGTTCCCGAGCGGTGGTTCACGACCCGGGACATCGACCCGCTCTTCTACGGAGAGAGCGAGAGCAGTCGTTTAGAGGTCGAGCTGGCCGGGATGCGGGCGAGCATGGACCGCATGCTCAGGACCGTCGAGGAACGGCCCGACCTCAAACAGGAGATCCAGGAGGCGTTCGAGGACTATGCCCGGCGCCTAGCCCCCGAAATCGGGAAGCTTCCGCGGCGATCCAAGCGTAATCAGGATCGCCCTGCGGAAGAGCCACCAGCCGCCGCGTGAGGAACGCGCCGAGCATGCACGCCCCCTCCCGCATTATCTCCATGCCTGTCGGGGGCCCCTGCGGAGCGCCGCGGCCTTCGATCAGTCGCAGGGCTGGCCGTCCGTGTACCGCTGTTGGCCCTCGAGGAACCGCGATGGCCGACTGGTCTCCATGATCCTTCATCCCGCTGCTCTCCTTCGCTCCCTTGGGTCGGCTGGCTCTCGCCACCGGGCGGCAATCCGTTGACCGGCAGCCGAGGTTACACCGGCGTGACAGCCATGCAACCCGGTATCGCCCCACTTTGCGGCCAACGCGCGGAAGGCTCGAACATGCGTCCAGACGACCAACTTTCAGGCAGCTCACGAACACTCACCAGGGCTCGCTAAGGCTATGCGCCGGCTGATCGTCGTCGCGGTGACGGCCGCCGCCCTCGCCGGCTGCGGAGGGAGCGGCGCGCCTGCCGCTAGCCCAACGCAGCAGGTCACGAACGTGACCAACCACTTCACCGTCGACGTGGGTCAGAAGGACTACGCCGCCGCGTGCAAGCTGACCACCGGGGCGATGCGCCAGAGCTGCGCCGGCCTCGCGGACCTGCCTCAGCTCCAAGCCGAGTGCAAGGGCGAGGGCACCAACACCACCAGCGTCCTGGGTCGCGACTGCGCAGCCCTACCAGCCCAGCAGGCGCCCCTCGCGGGATTCACGAGCCTCACGGTCTCCAAGGTGGTCGTGTCGGGTCCAAGCGCGACCGTGGCGTTCAGCGGAAGCAGCGAAGTGATGCAGCTGGCCAAGCGCAACGGCCGGTGGCTCGTGAGCTCGGGGTGACCCACAACGCAAAAGAGCCCCGGCCCGGCCCCGCCGAAGCGAGACCGAGCCGGGGCTCTGAGGCAGGCATGAGTGAGCCCGAAGGCTACGCACACGTGCGGATATGAAGTTGTGCGAGCGTCGGGCCCTCGACCTCCCGACGCTCGCGGTTCTCGCCCGAAGGCGGGAAGGTTCAGGCGATGTGAGCCGGCAGGCCTGACCGCCACACGGCGCGGGCCCGCCAATCCGGGTATGGGATGTGGTGGACCCCCTCCCCCTTGCTGCGATGGCAAACGTCGCAGAGCTGCATCAGGTTCCCCTCGGACTCCATGTAGGCGAGGAAGACCTCCTCGTGCGACTTTGCCGCCAGCTCGGGATGGCGCCCGAGCCATCCGTCGATGTTGGAGAACGACTCGACCATGAAGCCTGCGTCCTCGCGGTGCGAGCTGTCCCACCACTTCGCCACGTCGATCGCGTTCAGCAGGCTGAACTCAAGGTCGGCGTGGTGGGCTTCGAGCTGATACGCGCCGAGCGGGTTGCTCGCGGTCGCGGGCTCGTCCTTGGCGCCCAGGTCCTCGTATCGGACGCCGCAGCGCCAGCAGGGGATGTCCTGCTTGCGCATCTGCTTCTTCGCGGCGGCGAACAGCCGGTAGTGAGGGTCGGTCGCCCGGGGCTCGTGCTCAGGCACCCACTCTCGCAAGCGGGTGTTGAGCACGACCATCTGGTAGTGCGCGGCCGTGAGGCTCATCCGATCACCGCCGCGATTCCGAACGAGACGGCGATGACCACCAGGACCACGACGACCCCGATGGCCATCCCCTCGAGAGTGGCGCGAGTCTCATCGGTCATCGAGCCCGCCCACCGAGTCCCGCCCGGACGCGGCCGGCCAGCCCCCGGAGCGCGGTGAACACCGCGATCGGCAGCCATAGCAATGCCATGCCGAGTAGCGTCAGCGGCTTGTTCACAGCCGCGTCCGACTTCCCGCAGCCGGCGCCGGGGTCGGGACGATGGGCTTGGCGACGTTCGGGATCAGGTACGTGACGAGCGCGAGGACGAGGCCCGACCCGGCGATCGTCAGGGACAGCGTGTCGATCTTGCCCGCGAACACGCTGTTGACAGCCGCGACGACGACCGCAAGCGTGGCGGGGACGATCGCCTTCGCGAACGGCGACAACGGGCCGAGGATCGATGCCAGGGCCGTAAGCAGCTGGGTGAGGACTCCCTCTTCGGTCTGCATGATGGTGGGCTCCCTTCGAGAGCTTTGGAGTGAGGCTTGAAGTGAGACTGAGGCTGGACTTGAGGTCGAGGCATAGAACGAGAAAAGCTCCTGCGGACTGATCGAAGCGGCGTCGACCGGGTAGATCACCCAGCCGCGCACGAGCGCTTCCGCGCACAGCGACGAGCAGATTTGTGTGCCTTCGACGCCGAACCACAGTCCGCGGCCGGGCGTCAGGAATCGCAACGCAATCCCGAGATCGGTCAGCCAGCCGTACTCGTCGCCGACGCACGACCGCGCGAACGCGACTGCCTGCGCCGCGTCATCGCCGGTGAGCCCGGTCCGGACGATCCAGTACTCGATGCCGCGATATGCCGTCAGGGGTGCGCGGGCCACGCCGCGGGTCAGCGCCTCGATGGTGCTGCTGGGCGTGTCGCAGAACGCGGCGTGTGACACGTCGGCGTGACGTAGCCGCAGTCGCTCGCCGAGCCGGATCACCCACGGGACGAACCCTCGGCGGTGGCAGAGGAGAATGTCGCCGGGCATCACCCCGGTGGCATCCTGGCCGGCCGGGACGTGTTCCATCCGGGCGGGGGTCACGTCTCGCGACTGAGTAGCGGCTCCGGGATGAGGCCCACCAGCGGGAACGCCGGAAAGCCCGACTGGGGTCTGACGTCGAGCCGCGCGCCATCGTAGGTCAGCCATGCCGTCATCGGCCGTTTCCGGGAGCCGAGATACAGGATCGAATCGGGGTTGACCCGCACGACCTGCGTGACGGTGATCCCGCGCTGGCGCAGCAGCATCGCGGCGTTGTGGTGCACGCCCGTCTCAACCCGCGCGGGCGGCTCCGACAGCAAGCCCATGGCATGCTCCTATGCGGCGAACTGCCGGCGGGCGGCGAGGACGATGAACTTCTCGATGTCCTGGTCCTTGAACCCCTCGGCCGTCTTGCCGGTCACCCGGTTGTAGAGCTCCAGGTCAGCGTAGGCGTAGGCCTCGTCGTTGAGGTTGACGAGGTAGCGGTTCGTGATCCCGACACGCCGGGCCCAGGAGATGATCGCCCACCGGCCCATCTGCGGGATGTAGTGGCCGCCGATGATCGGCGAGCCGGAAACGTAGTCCCACGAGATGCCCTCGGAGAACTGCTCCTGTTGGGCTTCCTGCACCTGGACCCCGAGGCCGACGCGCTCGAACAGCCACGCGCACTCCCAGATCTCCTGCAGGTTGCCGGGGGTCAGCGAGACGTGCTGGCCGATCTTGTGGACCGTCCCGGCGTCGTCGTAGATCCCCGCCGTCTGACGGTGCGCCAGCACGTCCTGAAGGTTCGACCCGGTGTCGCCCGCGCCGGTCTCCGGGTCGTAGCCCGAGTAGGCGGCGTACTGCGCGACGATCGTCTTGCCGCTGATCGCGGGCACGGGCCGGCCGCTGGTCTTGGCGCCCTCCATGATCTCGTGACCGGGGCCAGCCCACGCACAGTCGCCGCAGCCCTGAAAGCCCTCGAAGACGGTGTCGTCGGGCCCGTTGCCGAGCATCTGCCACTGGTCGCCCGCGAACGCGTCGGCGTGCCCGAAGTTGCTGGGGAAGGTGGGGAGGCTGACCTTGGCGTCCTTGACGAGCGCCTGGCGAAGCTCCGAGTAGCGGGGGGTACCCGAGCGCAGTGGGGTGGCGTCTTGCTTGCCGAGAGGCAGTGACATGCGGGCTCCTTCAGGGGCGAGTGGCTATTCGGGCAGGACTTGCAGCGGGAGGACCATGAACCCGACCGGCGGCTCACCGGACTGGGTGGCGATCCGGGCGAGCTGCTCACCCTTGGCTTGCGCGGTCGCTGCGTCGGGCGCGGCGTACGCGTAGCACTGCTCAGCGCCGTCGACGGTCGTGTACGTGTAGAGAACGAACGGCGGCATGCTGGCTCCTTGCGGCGAGGGCTTGGCGTACTGCTGGTCGAGGCAGGCGGCTTCCATCTGCGCGCGGGCTTTCGCGAGGTCCTCCTCGAACAGCGCGAGCTCGTCGGGCTCGAAGTGCTCAACGGCGCGCGGACGGGCATTGAGATACGCCGCATACGCTTCGGTCTCCGCGCCGACGTCGAGGGTCATCAGTGAGGCACGAGCGCGAACAGCCCCGCGAGGACGACGATCGCGATGAGGTAGAGGCCGAACTTGCCGAGCAGCCGCATGTGCGCCGGCAGTGGCTCGTCCTTCGGGATCCGGCGGCTCATGAGGTAGACCTGCTCCTCGCGGATCCAGTGACCGCACTTAGGGCAACGCATAGGCGTCCCCCCTCCCTCACTGCGTCGGGACTGCCAGCACGACGGCCGTGTAGCCCTCGGTCATGTCCGCCCCGGCGTTGAGCTTCGCGGCCTCGGCATCGGCGACGGCCTGCAACGCCGGCAGGTCGGTGCCCGTCGCGAGCGCGCGCTGGTCGAGAACCATCCCCTGCTGGACGAGTGCGACGTAGGTGATCTGGGCGGTCATGCGTAGTCGGTCCCTTCTGGCTCGGAGTCGCGGTAGAGCGGCTGGATGCCGGCGGCCTCGAGCGCGCGGACGTAGCCGAGGACGTAGGCGAGCGGGTGCTCGGTCGCGTCGCCGCGGACGGGCGCGATGCAGTAGGACCGCTCGCTGGTGTGCGGGCCCTGCCAGCCGTCGAGGAACCGGGCGGCGGTCGCCGCGCGGAGCATCGCCCGGATCTCCCGGTCGGTCATACCGACCTCCAGACGCCGCGCTTGAGGTAGCCATGCCATCCGTCAGGTGCGTCGTAGATAGACGGGCTGACCGTGATCGTCCCGTCCTCGTGCTCGGTGATCGTGTGCGTTGAGACGCGGCCGACGTGGCCTGCGGGATCGAGGAGCCAGAGGTTCGGCTTCCCGTGGTAGTCCACGAGCATGTACGAGCCCAGCGCGCAGTGTCCGTTGTCGTAGGCGTCCCAGCCGGGCCCGGGCTCGCCGAAGACGGCATCAGGCAGTCGCTGCCCCTGCATCAATTCGTCGCCTTGACGTGCGCGGCCGCGCTGGTGAAGTACGACGCTCGTCCAACGAACACCGCGCAGTCCCTCTGCGCGTACGCGGTGCGGCTGAGCGCGAGCGCCCGCCGACGGCTGACGGCGTTGACCTTCGGGTGCTCGCGAAGCTGCGTCGAGAACCAGATGGCGCGCTGTGACAGCACCTGGCAGCCCCTGGCAGTGGATGCCCGCTCGGTCGATGCGGCGGCGCGCTGGTCGGACGCCACGGTGCGCTTCGCGGCTGCGCACGCCGACTTCGAGATGCGGTGCGTGAAGCAGACCGGCAGCAGAGGTGCGGGCTTCGCGAACAGGCCGTAGTCCACGCTCTCGTCCGACGCGCCGATCCCGGGAACCGACGCCGACTCGGTGAACTGCCAGGCTTCGACAGGCCTGAAGAACGGCTGCAGCACCGAGGCGTACTGCGCCTGCCACAGCGGCAGGCCGGCGCTCGAGCCGCCCGGCCACGTGCCCGGCGACGTGTACACGGCGTGCGCGAGCGAACGCAGACAGCCGGCGTACGCGCTGGTGCCCGGGACTTCGATGTCGAGCACGAGCGGCATCCCCGCGGGAACGTGCCGGCGGATTGCGGCCGCCTCGGCTGAGCAGCCGACGGGGCGAACGAACCAGTAGGCCTGCACCTGAAGCCCGGCCGCGCGCGCCCCCGCGACGTGCGAGGCGTAGGTCGGGTCCGCAGCGGCGCCCTCGCCAGCCTTGACCACGACGGCGAAGATCCCCGAGGCCTTCACCGCGCGCCAGTTCACGGACGGCTGCCAATCGGACACGTCGACGAACCGGCGCCCAGCCGGGAAGGCGGTCCGCGGCGTGATCCCCACGGCCGGCGCGGGGAGGCTGCAGCCCATGAAGCTGTTGCCCGGAATGCACCGCGACGTAGCGGATGGGCCCGTGACGGCCGTCAGCGTGGTGGAGTGGTGGCTGACCGTCGTGGCGGCGTGGTGGCTCGAGCCGCCGCAGCCGGCGAGCGCGAGCGCGCACGCGGCAGCGACGCCGAGAAGGCGCTTGGGATGCATGGAGACCTCCGAGGGTCGAGAGAAGCGCGGGCTAGGCGCGGGGGCTAGCGCAGCACGTCAACGAAAACCTGCCACTCGTAGGTGCACACGCTGCTGCTGTTGTTGAACAACTGAATATTGAGCCGATTATTGGAGTCCGGAGTGGCGACTGATGTGATGTCGAGCACGATCGGGACGGCGGTCCAAGGGCCAAGCCCCACGAGGCTTCCATTGACCACCACAGAGAACGACTCGGGCACGGAGTTGACGTTGACCCGCAGGGTGGCGCCGATGATCTGATCGCCAGGCGACAGTGACACCTGACTGATAGCTGGGGAGAGCGTGCCGCCGCCGAAACCATCAACCGCGTAATTGCCGGTCAGGGTGACGGCCTGCCGCTGGTAGTTGCGTTGCAGCCGGGTGGCGGTGTAGAGCTGGCGCTTGAGGGCACGCGCGGGGTTCTTTGGCCGGTTCGCGAACGTGCCCTGGGTGCTGGTGACCCCTCTGGGGCTGATGTTGCGAGTGATCACGAGCATCTGCCGCGGGGCGGTGTCGTTGACGTTGATCAGGCGCGCCTGAACTTGTAGCCCGTCGCCAGGGCGCCACCGCATCTGCGCGAGTGCGCCCGGAAGCGGCCAGGTGAACGCCTTGCGGGGCCGGCCGTTCGGGTCGGCCGAGAGCAGCTGCCACGGTTCGAGCTGCAGGCCGAGCTGGCTGTTGAGCAGCGCCTGCAATAGCGACTCGAATGAGGCGTCTGAGAAGTCCTGCCAGCCCTGCGCATCGAACAGCGACGCGAGCATCGTGTCCGGGTCGTAGACGTGGCCCTGAAGCTGGCCGGTCGTTCCGGATTGAAACCCGGCACCGTTGCCCTGCAGCGACGACGCGAAGTCGCTGGAGTCCAGCGTCGAGGAGTAGTTCAGCAGCCCCTCGCCGTCCTGCCGCGGGCCGGCGTCGGGCTTGAGGACGAGATCGGTGTCGTGGCCCTCCCGGATGCGTGGTGCCAGCACGCCGGGGAAGGATGCTGATTCGAGTTGCTGCGGTTCGACGGCCGCCTGGTAGCCGACCGCCTGGAGGGTCTGCTGGACGAGATCGAAGTGCGCGATCCCCTGGTAGCGCTGGTCGACGCAGCCGAGCGGGGAGAGGCTGGTGGCAGGGACGAGCGACGACTGCGCACCCGAAGCGATCGCGGTGCCGCCAGGGTCGGTATACGCGGCCGGGCTGCTTGCCAGCACGAACTGGGGCGCGGTGCTCGCGTTCGCGTCAACGGCGTACTCGATGATGATCGGGTACCAGCCGTCGCGCTGCACGGTGCCTGCGCCATATGGGAGCGTCCCCGCAAGCGCGGATGCCGACACGGTGAATAGGTAGCTGGTCTGGCTGTTGAACGCCCACTGACCCACCAGCTGGTCGCCGAACCTCGTTTTGCCGACCCAGACGCGGACGGCGGTGTTGCTCGCGCCCACGCCCGTGATGATGTTGAAGCTGTAGTCCCCGGCGCTGAGTTTGAGGTAGATCGCGCCGAACCAGCGCGCGGACCAGTTCGATGTGGCCGCCCCGGGCGTCGGGTTGGCCTGGAGGTTGATCGTGGCGTCCTGCTGGTTGGCGTACTCCTGCGGGGACGAGCCGCCGTACGCCTGCGTGCGCGGCGGCGCGAGGATCTCGCTCAGCCTGTTGCTGTCGAATTGCAGGTCGAGGTCGTTGAAGTACCGGGCGTGCAGGCCGCCGGACGAGTAGGTGCTCGCATCTCCCGGCAGCACGTAGTCGCCTTTGTCCGAGCCGCGCATCAAGAACGGTTGCAGCGATTCCAGCAGTACCCCCGTGACAGTCAGGGCGCTCGAGGAGGTGACGGCGAAAAGCTCCATCGAGAGCTGCAGGGAGCTCGTGGTGTCGCTGTTTCGACGGATCGTGCCGACGAGTTGGCCGTTGACGTATCCCGAGATCCACTCGCCGTCTGACTCAAGCGAAAACTCGTAGCTGGTGGCGGACGCCACCTGGATCGACGTGACGGGCTGTGTGTGGCCCACAGCGCCGCTGCCCAGCGACGTCAAGTACGGCGGGAGGTTCGTGCCAGCGCCGAACCCCGGGAGCGTCAGGTTGTACGCGTCCCCCGAGGACTCCACGACCTGGAGCTGGAAGTTGCCGTTCGTGTAATTCTGGAACGAGCAAGACGCCGACCAGACCTGGGTTCCGGCGGCGACGCTGATCGTTCCGGACTCCACCGTCTCGGTTGCTCCCGAGCTGGTGGCGGTCAGGCTCAGGCCGCCCTGCGCGCCGATCACCGCGGACGCAGTCCCGAAGCTGACCGCCGTCCACTGCGCGTTGAGCGTCCCGGCCGGGAAGCTGTCGACGATCGTCGGCACCCACACCTGCGTGCCGCGTTCGATCACATCCCGCGGTGCCTGCGTGACGATCCAGTCGCGGACGTAGGCCTTCTTGAGCAGCCAGAACGCGTCGTACGCGTGGACGGTCACCTGCTGCTGATCGGCCGTGACCTGATCGATCACGCCGGTGAAGTCGAGAAACCCGTTGAACTTGACCTCGATGAACTGGAGATGCCCGGTCGGGTCGAACCGCTCGCGCCACGGCACCCCATCCGACGAGGTGGCGTTCGGGAACAGCAGCGTCGCCTCGCCGGCATCCCCAAGGCGGCCCGTCCAGGAGCCCGACACGAAGTCGGGGGTGGCAGGCACGTTGGAGATCGGCAGCTTGCGCGCGACCATCGCTGACTGGCCGAGCAGCGCGAATGTCGACACGTCCGCCGGCGGGGCCGGCCAAATCGAGGAGAGCGGTCCGATGTGACGCAGCTCGATCTCGTCCTGCTGCAAGACGACAGGCTCAAGATTCGGCGACGGACTCACCTCCTTTTCCGAGCGCCCGCGCAGGTAGAATCTGCGGGCACAAAGCGGCCCCGCGGCGTGTCACCGCCCGGGGCCCGGCCAACCTAACGAGGAGGTTGACGTGGCGAACAGTAATCGGAGTTGCAGCGTCGAAGGTTGTGGGCGGCCATTCCTTGCTCGGGGCTTCTGTAGCAAGCACTACCGGCAGTGGAAGAAGCTGCAGCCCGACGCGCCGCGCTGCAGTCGACCCGACTGCGACGCAGCGGTCCTCAGCCGTGGACTCTGCGAGAACCACTACGCAGCGTGGCGACGGACGACGCCCGCCTATCAGCGGTATCTCGCCGAGCGCCCCATTTGCACCATTGAGGGCTGCGTCGCCCAGGTCAAAGCCCGGGGCCTCTGCAGCCTCCACCTCCATCGACTACGGGACTACGGGGATCCGCGCCGCGAGCCCATCAGCACCGAGGCGCGCTTTTGGCTCTCAGTCGAGAAGGGCGCCCCAGACGATTGCTGGCCGTGGCGGGGCAGCAGAAAGCGCAGGGGCTACGGCAAGTTCGCGGGAGGGATAGCTCACCGGTTCGCATGGCAATTCGCGAACGGGATCGCGATTCCAGCCGGCCAGGTGGTCCGCCACACGTGCGACAACCCGCCGTGCTGCAACCCCGCGCACCTCATCTTGGGGACCGGGATCGACAATGTCCGCGACCGCGTCGAGCGGGATCGGTCAGCGCGCGGCGACCGCAGCGGCGCGCGCCTGCATCGTGATCGAATGCCGCGGGGCGCCACCAACGGCAACGCGAAGCTATCCGATGACGCGGTGCGCGAAATCCGGAGGCTCTATGCCGAGGGCGGTATCAGCCAGACGGCGCTTGGCAGGGATTTCGGAATCGCACAGACAGGCGTGTCGTCGATCGTCCGACACGAGACCTGGACTCACGTCGTCTAGCCCCTCACAACCAAGGCTCCTAATTGACGCGAGTCATACAACGCGGCCTGGCCGCAGTCGCGCGCGCCGCCGTAGAGAGCGCCGCTCCGGGTCCGGTCCTGGGTCTGGTGAGCCTCGACGCGCGTGGAGCTGCCGGTCGTGACGGCCGTCCCTGTGTACTCGCCGTAGTCAGTGAAGGTGGTGCTGACGAGGCCGAACACGCGGTACTGGCTCGCCTGGGTCGACGTGAAGCTGCCGGATCCTTTGACCTGGTCGGACTGCGTCGCGACGAAGCTGACCTGCACTTGGAGGTATCCCATGCCGCCGGCGCCCTTCAGGATCACCGCGTTCTGCGCGGTGCCGCCATAGCCGCTGGTTTCGGTGGTGCCGATGAACGTGGCGCTCTGCTGGACCACGACGAGGTTCGTCTGATATGGCCCGACGGTGCTGGCACCGCCGATGCATCGCAGGATCGACAGGAAGTTCGCGGTGCTCGACGAGAACGTGCCCGCTGCCGAGCTCCAGTTGCTCGTTGCGGTCGTCGACCAGATGCTGTCGGTCCCGGCCGCGGGGGGCTGGCTGGTGCTCGGCTCGAAGAAGAGGCTGTCGTTTGAGTCGGGCCCATCGGGCGTCCAGGTGAGGTACGCGTCGGCGCGGCCGCCCGCGGCCTTCGGCGCTGGGTAGCACTCGAACGTGAGTCCGAGCTCGCCGCGTTGCATCGTGATGAACACCCGCTCGCGGCTGTTCGCGTCGGCGCTGTTGGCCAGCACCACGACCGCGACGGCGCGCTCCGGCGTCCACTCGACGATCCCAGCGGACACGAACGTGTTGCAGTACCCGGTCGAATCGCCAGCGCGTTGCACGGTGAGCTTGCCCTGCTCGACGTACGCGGAGCCGTTCCACACGTCGACGCGGAACCCGGGCTTGCCCACGCTCGCGTCGTAACGGACGCGGACCAGGCCGTTGTCCAGGACCGGGATGTCAGCGGGCTGCCCGCTGGTCAGCCAGTTCCACGGGTAGTCGGGCCCGTAGGTCTCCTCCCACGTCGCGCCCGGCCCCGTCGTCGGGTCATCGCCGGCGCCGCGGCGGTCATAGACGATGACGTCGGACAGGTTCAGCGCGGATTCCGCGCGCTCGTAGGAGACGACGGTGAGATCCGTGAGGCCTTCGACGAGCTGGCACGCGCCGCCGTCACGGCCGGTCGGCAACGGTGCGCCGGCGAGCACCCCGCCGGTCACGGTGTCCGCGATCGACGTCGCGCCATTGGCGATCACGCTCAGCGGAAGGGCGGGCAGCGCGCTGAAGTCGGTGCTGAGGATCCACCCGAGCGCGTCGCGGGCGTACAGGCCGGTCCGCAAGTCCTTCATCCACACCTGCCGTGCTTCGCGATGGGTGCGCCGCCGGCCGGCGAGGTAGAAGTTCCCCTGCTGCGTCTGCCAAAAGCCGGTCGCCAGGCCGATCGAGCCGGTGAGATCCTGCAGCATCGTCTGGTCCGGGATGTACCAGCCGTCCTGTTCCAGGTCGTCGGAGTAGACGACGTACAGGAACGCGCCGAGCTTGAGCGGCGTGTTGTTCAGCAGCGACCGGAACTGGCGCCGGATCCGCAGCCGCGCGGCGAGCGTGTCGGTCTGGCCGTCCGCGGCGACGGTGGCGATCGACACGGGGTACTGCGGCGGGGTGCGCGGCGCGCTGACGACAGCGCCACCGAGCTGGCCGACAGGATCCCCGAGTTGTTCATTCCATTGCAAAGCCGGTCCGACGAGCAGCCGGCCGAGCTGAAAGCTGCTCACGTCAGCTCCCGACGCCGAGATTGGTGACGCTGTCGGAGGAGAGACTGGCCATGTACCCGTTCTGCCCCTGGTAAGAGAAGCTCGTGGTGCCGGTCATCGCCCCGGTGCTGGTCGTCGTCGCGGTGGTGTTCGCCGTCGTCGCGGTGGTGAGCGCGGTCAGTCCGCTGGTGTTGGAATCGACCGACGTTTGCAGGCCGAGGAGCTGCTGGACGAGCTGCTGCATCGTCGCGACCGTCGACGTGTAGTTCGAGCCGGTCAGCGACGGCAGCTGGGACTGGTAGTAGCTCAGCTCCTGCTCGATCGGGGCTTCCTCCTGGCCGAGCATCGTGTTCTGGGCATTCACGCCGCTGGTCGCGCCCGCGAGCTGCGCGGCGGTCAGGACGCCGCCCTGGTTTGTCGCGAGCGTCTGGTAGTTCGCGAGCGCGTTCCCGACCTGGCCCTGTGCGCCGCTCAGGCCGAGCGTCGCGAGAATGTCAGGGCTCAGGCCGAGCGAGGAGAGGTCCTCGCCGCCGGTGAGTCCCTGGATCGCCTGAAGGCTCGTCAGCGAGTTACCGATCGCGGTCGCCTGATCGGCAAACTGCTGCGCGGTCGCCTGGATCTCTGCGACGAGCGCGGCCTGCCCGGCCTGCGTGGCGGTGATGATCGCCTGGTCGACGGTGTCGAGCTCCCCGAGGAGCGACGACTGCAGGGTCTTGTTGTGGGTCTCCAGCGCGATCTTGTAGTCGGCCTCGAGCTGTGACTGCTGGGTCTTGTACTGGGTGACCTGTTGGCTGGCCTGGTTGACCTCCTCGGCGTACATCGCCGGGCCGCCGCCCATCATCGCCGACAGCGTCGAGGCGCTCATCCCGGTCGCCTTCAGCGCGCTGCCGGTCAGCCCGAGACTCTTCAGGCTGGTGCCGGAGTTCAGGCCACCGACGGCACTGTCGAGAGTGGAGAGGTTCTGCGCGTTGGTCTGCATGGTGCTGACCGTGGTGGTGAGCCCCTTGAGCAGGTCGGTGAGGTAGCCGACGACGAGGTTGATCGCGCTGGAGTTCGCCCACGGCAGGTTCGCGTCGTTCCCGGACCGGACGCTGCTGGATTGCGGCTCGTTGGTTGCAGGCCCGGTCGGGATGGGCATCCCGCCGGTCTTGTAGTGCGGGAGGAACATCGCGGTCTCGATGCCGTTCTCACCGAACATCGCGAGTGTGGGACCGTTCGCGGTCGCCCACCCGCCGTCGGCGAAGTTGCCGGCCCAGCCGACCTTTCCGCCCTGGGCGTACGCGTTGCCGCCGTTGGCGATCATGAACGACAGCGCCTGCGCCGAACTGCCACCGCCGTACCGGGCGATCATGTACCGGATCGCGGCGGCGGTGTTATCGACGGGGTTCAGGATGTTGCCGTGCCCGGACACCATGTAGGAAGCGAACGTCGACAGCGTCGTCTGCAGCAATCCCTCGGAGGGATCCCCGGCTGCGGCGTTGGAGTCCCAGTTGTTGATCGACCCGGGACTCCCAGAGGATTCGCGCATCGCCTGACGCTCGAGCATTCCCAGCCACGCACCCCCGGACACTCCAGCGAGCGCCATCCCCTGCGCCAGCCAGCTCGCCAGCGACCCGGACACGTGAACCGGGACTCCCTTGACCGAGCCGCCGCCAGTGCTGCTCGGCGTCTTCTTGGTGATGTAGTCGTTCGCTGCCTTCGCGGCTTCCTTGAGCGCGTCGGCGGTGATCGCGCCCATCGTCCCGCCGCCACTCACGCCCGGCGCCGTCACGGTGCCCGGCGTGCCGCCCTTCGCGAACCCCGGCACAGCGTCGCTGGCCGAGTCGGCTCCGCCGAACTGTCCGCGCAGAATCCAGTTCGTGCCCTTGTTCTCGCGCACCCAAGCGGCGTACGACTGGAAGGGGTCCAGCAAGGTGCGCCAGTCGCCCTTCCCGATCTTGGGGAACACGATGTCGTCCCAGGCGGTGTCGCCGCCCTCCGACACACGCATCGCGCTTCGCAGCGTCGCGGCTGACTGGAGAGCGTGCCCCATCTCGTAGACGCCCTCGAACGTGGCGTACATGTTGCCGGGGGCGCGAGAGCTTGTGGCGGAGTCGGCGGTCCACCACGGAACCTCGATGTGGTGCGACGAGCTTTGGGTATCCGTGCGCTCTGGTCCCCAGGCGGTGCTTCGTACAAGATCGAAGGTGGGGAAGCTCGAGCCGTGCGGGAGATCGCCCGAGCCCGCGAGTCGGTTCCAATAGCCGTGCATGAGCCGCAGATATGCCTGCCACGTGCCGGAGCTCGGCTCGCTGACGCCGCCTTCGGCGAAGCCGGGGACCCCGAGCGCGCTCCCGGCCTGCGCCCAGAGCCCGAGGTTCCGCTGCCGGTACGCAGGATTGGTGGCCAGCACGTACTCCGGGTGGGCGGCCCCCTCCTCGCCTACAACGTAGGTCGGCGCGTTGACCTTCATGCCGGTCGCGCCGTGCGGGAGATACCCCGCGGCCTCCTGCTTGACGAGGTCGGCGTTCTTCGCGGCGCCGCCGGCGAGCTGCGCGACGCTGATCGGCGCCGCGCCGAGCTCCTTGAGGATCTTGTTCAGCGCGCCCGCGACCGCGAGCGTCCCGGCCCCGGTCGCGGCGCCGGCGGCCATCATGTTCTGCAGCAGGTTCTCAGCCCAGGCAGCCATGTTCTGCTTGTCCTGGCTGCGCAGTCCCGTGACCTTGGAATAGAACTGCGCCTGGGTGAGGTAACCGTCGTTGTACTGCTGCTTGAGCTGGGCGTACATCGCCTGGTAGCTGGACTCGGTATCGGAGGCGATGTGCCCAACGGCGGTCCGTTCGATCGACCGGAGATCATTCAGGTAGGTCTGGGTGTCGATCTTGTGGTTCTTGTAGAGCCCGTCGACGGTGGAGAACATGTCCTTCCACTCCGTCTGCCAGGTAATCGCGCCGTCCTGCATCCCCTTCTGCAACGCGTCCTTGATCGCGGCCATCCCGAGCTTGACGCTGGTCTCCCCCGCCTGCATCGCGTTGGTGACGTCGAACACCATCCGTTGGACGTTGGTGTGCATCAGCTGCTCGCCATTGGCGCTGTGCGCGATCAGCCTGGTGTTGGAGTCAAAGATGTCGGTCAGGCCCTTGAGGCCCGTGACGGCATCGGAGTTCCACCGGCTGGTCATGGTCCCCATCACGCTCTGCAGCGGCGCGAGGTCGGTCTTGACCTTGTTGGTGAACTTGTCGATCACCTGCGCGTCCTGCGGGAAGATCTGCGCGAGCGCTTGCCCTTCGCGGACCATGCCCTGCAGCTGCGGGATGCTCATCTTCGCGACGTCGGTGCTGTTGGACACCGATTTGACCCACGCGTCAAGCGCCTGCTTTGCGGCCTGCGTGGACCCGAGCTGGCTGACGGTGGCGCCCGGTGACTGCTGCTGCAGCGGATTGCCTGTCGCTGGCGTTCCCAGGCCGGTGAGACTGTGGGCGCTTGGGCCGGTGGCGACGCCGCCGGGCTGGTTGAGCGCGCCCTTGCCCTGCTGCTGAAGCAGCTGCGCGAGCTGATTGCCGGTGTACTTGGACTTGGGGGCCGTGCCGCCGCTGGAGAACAGGCCGAACAGTTGGACGAGCCCGTACACGCCGCCGGCGGCGGCAAGCAACGGCAGAAGGGCCGCGGCGACTGGTGCGACGGCCGCGCCCGCGCCGGTGATCGCGCCGGCGAGACCCGCCATGCCGGCGCCCTCCGCCGCGCCAGCCACCCCAAGCGTCGCGGATTCCACGCCACCGGAGATCGCGGTGCCCACCCCCGACGCGCCGATGCGTCCCAGCAGGCCGCCGAGCGCGCCACCCGCCGCGCCTCCTTCGACAGCGCCCGCGCCCGAGCCCGACGCCGCCTTGGCGGCATCGCCGGTGAGCGTCAGCTTCCCGACGGCGCCGCCCTGAGCGTCGGTGAGCGCGATGTTCGTCGCCTGCGCCTTGTTCGTCAGCCCGATCGCTGTCGCGAGCCGCGTCCACAACGGCACCAGGAAGCTGATCTTCGTGGCGATCAGACCGAACCCGAGAGCGAGCGCCCCGCCGGGAATCTCCTCGATCGCCTTGACCACGTCGATGATGGCCTTCGCGACCGTGGTGAACGCCGTCGTCAGCGCGGGCGCCAATGTCATGTACAACGGCATGTACGCGTTGACGAGCAGCGGCAGCACCTGCAGGAGCTGGTCGATCTCGGCCTTGTGGACGGTGAAGATCGTCATCAGGTCCTGCCGGCCGTGCACGGACTGCTCCCACAGCCCGAGCTTGTCGAGCATCTGCGTCAGCTCCGAGATGATCGACGCGCCGGTCCCGACGTCATTGGAGAACAAGCGCGCGATGTCGATGATGAGCGCGTCAACGAAGTGGCGCCACAGCTCAAAGTCGCCAATCAGCTTGGAGATCTCGGCGTCGAGCTGGCCGTTGTTTTCGCTGTTGAGCCGCTTGAACAGGTCGTCGAGATGCTGCGTGAACCCACCGGTGTATTGCGACGCGATCTGGGTGGTGCGTAGCAGCAGCTCGACGCCCTGGTTGAACGCGCCAATCGCGGTCGGGAGGTTCGTCGCGAACTGGTTCTCGAGGTCTGACCAGATCTGGATGCCCTCGGGGCCCTTCAGCCACGTGAACAAGGGCCGGATGTCGTTGTCGATGATCGCGAGGTTGCGCTGCGCGGCGCTGACCACCATCGGCATCATCTGGCTGGCGAGCGACAGCACCTGGTCCAGGATCTGCACCGACAGCAGTCGCGCATGCCCGGTCGTCTGATCCCACAGGGTGTTCAGCGCATTGGCCTGCTGCGCGAGCTGAGCCTCATACTTGGTGCCCGGCCCGAGGTTCTTCATGTCGTAGTTCAGCTGCGCTTGCGCCTGGTGAGCCTGCGCCGAGTTCTTGCCGTACACGCCGACGGCCTGGGCGAGGCTGGTGTAGTCGGCCGACAGCGTCTTGGTGTCAGCGATCGCGGACGTCATGACACCCATGTCCGACCCGGCGCCGACGGCCATCGTGCCGGCCGCGCCCAAGCCGAGCAGCCCAGCGCCGCCGAGCGCGCCACCGGCCGAGCCGGCGATCCCGAGCGCGGTCATCGCGAGGTGCTCCGGCCCGAGCCCGGCGAACGATCCGAGCGTGCCGAAGCCCGCGAGGCCGAGCATGCCGGTGCCCATCAGCGCGCGGCGCCAGTTGATCGGACTGGCGCCCTGGTCCCCACCGCCGCCCGTAGCGACCGGCGGCAGCCCACCACCGCCGCCGCCGCCGCCCATCATGTCGAGCACGGCCTGCTCAGGGATCTGCCACGCGCCGCCCTGTTTCTGAGCGCCCGCGAGCGCGCCGGCTCCCGCGAGGTCATACACGCGGCTGCGGCTGACCCCGAGCCGGCTCGCGGCCGCCGCGGCGTTGAGCATCACCGGCGGTCCCTGCTGGCTCGCTACCCGCGCCGCCAGCACACTCGCGAGCGTTCCCATGTCCGGGCTGCTCGCGCGATGCACCGCGTCCGCGCCCGCAAGCGTGGCGGCCGGCGAGCCACCGCCCGCGCCTTTCACCAGGCGCGCGGCGCTGACCGTACGTGCTGCCTCCTGGATCATGCTCGTCTCTGCCTGGGCCTGCGCGACCTGCTCAGCGCCGGCGAGCAGCGGATTGGATGACGGCCCCACGTTCTTGCGCAGCTGCGACGCGGCGCCGATCGCGTCCAGCATCCGAGACTGCTCCGACGCGCGTTGCGTCGCCGCGACCGTCTCCGCCGCCTGCAACAGCCAGCTCTTCTGCACATCCGGCGACTGAGCCGGCGCCGCGACTGGCGCGGGACGGACAGCCGGGCGTTCGCCGCGGCTGGTGTCCCCCGAGGCGGCGGCCAGCGACCCCAGACCGGACGCCTCACCGGACTCCTGCGCGAACACGATCGGGTTGTTGCGCGAGCCCGGGTTCTCGCGTCCGCGGATACCTACGATCGCGTCTCGGCTAGCCCCAGGCGTGCTGTTGCGGTTGCCGTTGCCGTTGGCGCGGTCCACGATGATGGTGCGCCCGTTGGCGCCGTTGCCGTTCGGCAGCGCGTCGCCGTTGCCATTACCGGTGACAACATCGTTAAGCGCAAGCAGCCGCCGCTCATGGTTAGCGGCGGCTGCATCCAGATCTGAGTCCAGTGCACGCAGCGCGTTCGCGCCACGGACCTGGACGTCGATGAGGAACAGCAGCGTCTCGGTTCGATTAGCCACCGCCGTCCCGTCCCTTCTGCGCTACGCACGCGCTGCGCGCTGCGCGTGCGCTTGATCCTCACCCGCCAACACCGCCTGCCACACCTCGAGGTACTCCTCGGGCATCTCCTGCAACGCCGCCCACGAGCACTCCAGCCGCCGGCACAGCATCAGGTCCCGGAGCGCGGGCAGCAACACCACCCGCTCCTCCCCCACGTACGCGTCGAGCTTTACCGAGCCGCCCGAGCCGAGGATGAGCCCCGCGCGCTGCGCTTCGCGGAGGATCGCCCGTTTTTTACTGCCCTCTCGCGCCGCTCACGCAGCACCTGTTCGATGCAGTCATCCACCCACCGTCCGGACTCCTCGTCCAGCGCGGCGTACGCGTCGCCGTTGGGCGCGCCCTCCAGCGACCATTCCTGGCACAGCAGCTCGAACAGCAGCCGGTTCGCCTGCGCGGTGCGGCTGGCGAGCTCGATCATCGCGGCCTCGTCGTTGGTGCCGGCCAGCGTCGCGGGGTCGACCTTGTAGGCGGCGGTCAGGTCCCGCACCCGGTCGCCCTCCCCCTTGCTCAGCCCACCGACGCGCAGGACGAGATAGTCATTTCCGTCCTCAAACCGGCGGGTGGACGTGAGGTCAGTTTTACGCAATGGCATGGACGAGGGTTCTCCTTGCTCGAGGGGTTCAGGAAGCGGAGTCGCCGGGGCGCTATGCGAGCGCGGCGGACTCGCTGTTGCGGATCGACGCGCTGATCTCGTCAGCGGCCGAGCCCTGCGTCACCGACCACGACACCTGCTGCTGCAGCACGTCGGACGCGGAGCTCAGGGCGTACTGGTCCTGAGCGCGGAGGTTCGGCAGCGTGAACTGGACGACCCACGGGTTCGTGGCGCCGGTGATGTTCCCCGCGCTGGTGAGCGTCAACACGAACGGAGCGAGCGTGCTGGAGTACGCCGGGGTGGCGGCCGCGGTCGCGAAGTAGGCGTACACGCTGGAATCGAGGAAGTCCAGGGTCGTGGAGAACGTCACCTTGCGCTGCGTCGGCTGCAACCGGGTGACATACAACTGCCCGTTGCTGGACGGCACCGGCTGGGTCTGGTTGGCCGCGGTCAGCGTCGCTGAGATCAGCTGGGTGGTCGCGCCACCGTTCAGCGTCGCGCCGAGCAGACTGAAGTCCATCGGCTGCAGCGTGGCGATCGCGGGCGTGGGGTTGGACGGCAGGCCCGGGGTCGCGGCAGTGAGCTCGCGGATCCCGACGGTGGTGAACTGCGCGGTGACGAGCTGCTGCGCCTGGTAGGTCATCGTCATCTGATCGATGATGTTTCCGACGGCCTTGCGGGCGAGGATCTGAGTGTAGATGTCGGAGTCGAGCTCGACCGAGAACGATGGGCATGACGGCTGCGGCGTCAGCGCGTGCGTGTAGCCGGCGCCGGAGGAGCCGGTGACTTGGTCAGAGCCGGTGCCGAACCAGCCGGCGATGAGCTGGCTGATGACCTCGGGGATCAGCTCGCAGCTGATCTGCGCGGCGACGGCGTGCGCGGTGACAACGTCGAGGACCTGCGAACGCGTGCCTCGCGACTGGGAGGGGGCGGTGACGGTGTTCGTCGGGTTGATCTGCGCGGTGCCGGGCACGAACTTCGTCGGCGCGACGAACGTGCCGGGCGTGACTTCCTTGGAGAATCCGATGACCTGCAAACTTTGCGTAGGCATATGGCTACATCCTGCTGGCTTTCAGGGCTACAATGTGTAGATGCCAGCTGATCGGTTTTGGTCGAAGGTCGCCACCGGCGAGCCTCACTCCTGTTGGCTATGGACGGGAGCGCGCAACCGGCAGGGCTACGGGCTCGCCTGGGACGGCACTGCAAAGAAGTGGAAGAGGGCGCACCGAGTCAGTTGGGAGATGGCCAACGGACCGATTCCGGGCGGCAAGGTCATCTGCCACGAGTGCGATACGCCAGCCTGCGTCAACCCCGCCCACCTCTTCCTCGGGACGCAGGGGGACAACGTGGCCGACGCCATGGCGAAGGGGCGGCACAAGGACCCACATCGGGCGCGGGGTGACGCTCACTGGACTCGGCGGCGGTTCGCCGGGATGAGCCCGGCAGAGCGCTTCTGGAGCTTCGTGGATCGGTCAGATCCCGAGGGCTGCTGGCTCTGGCCATCGATGGACCCGGGTATCGGCTATGGCCGCTACTGGGACCCGACGACCGAGCGCCTAGTCCTTTCCCATCGCTACGCCTGGGAGCTTGAGCACGGACCGCTCGCGGCCGGTCATCGGGTATCGCACATCTGCGGCAACCCGGCGTGCGTGAACCCGGGGCCAGCGCATCTGTACGGCGGTGCGGTCGCTCAGTTCTTCCGGGATCACCCGGAATGCCGTCCAGCCTTCAGGTCCCGGGCCGGAGAAGACAACGGCTCAGCCAAGCTCAACCCGGACATGGCGCGAGCCATCCGGGAGCGGCATGCGGCAGGCGAAGGATTCGTCGTGCTCGCCAGGGATTACGGCGTTACCGCGACCGCTGTGCGCTACGTCGTCTCACGGCAGACTTGGGCGCACGTCAGCTAGTCGTCGTCTTCTTCGGCTGCCCGGCGTCCGCCGGCTCAGCGGGCGGCTTGACGGTCTTGGTGTCACCTGCGGTGCCGGTTGGCGCGGCGGCGACTGAGGGTGGCGCGACGGAAGTGGTGGCCGCGATCTTGGCGGTCTTGGCGGCCTTGGGGCGTGACTGCGCCTTGGCCTTGGGCTTGACCTCGACGAAGTCGGGGCGGTTCGCGCACTCGGGGTTGTCGTAGACACGGCCGTATTCGAGGTGGCCGATCACGGGGTCGTTCAGGGGCGTGCGGTTATCCCGCGGCTCGTAGCGCCACTGCTTGGGCATGTCGTCTCCTTGAGAATTGGGTCGGCGGTCAGCGTGCGCGGCGCTGCTGGACCTGAAGGGCGATACGCACCCCTCGGTACGGGGTGCTGTCGATCGTCGCCCACACGTAGCTGATGGCTGGCACCGCGGATGTCGCCGCGATGCCGTCGACGGTGATCGCGGCGCCGCCGGCGCGCAACGCTGTCCGGACGGCCTGGCCGTACTCCAGCAGCTTGCGATACCCGGGCTGCTCGAGTGTCCCCAGTGCGTGGACGTTCTCGACGGGGTCGCCGTAGTTGTGCAGATCGTCGACGACGAGGATCGGGATGGCGTACGTGTCCATGTCGATCCCCGACAGAGGCTTGACGGTGTCAAACAGCGGCACGACGTAGCCGAAGGGCAATGCGGTGGGGCTTGACATCCCGGGATCTCCGAGGATCCATGAGATCGTCGGCGTCGCGTTCACGTTGGCCAGCAGGAACGCGAGCAGCGCGTCAAGGAACGCTTCCATGCGGCGGCCTCCTGCTCAGGCGAGCGGGTTGTAGACCCAGGCGACGATCCGGTTGGCGCCCTCGTCGGCGAGCTCGTCGGTGGCCTTCCAGAACGGGCGGGCGGGTAGATGCCACCAGTACGATGTCGCGGCGACGCGCTCCCCCGAATGGGTGGTGTACGCGCGGCGGTTGACGATGCGCCACGGCACCCCGAGCTGTTGAAGCGCGGGGATGTTCCATCCGTCGCGGTCCATGTCCAGACTCAGCCATGCCTCATGCTCGAGGGTGTCCCCGACGCTGTAGGGCCCGTCGCTGGTGGTGGCCGAGTCCATCATCTCCCCGGTGTCCACCAGCGGCCAGTCAGGGAACGCGGCGCCGGCGAGCGTCTTGTCCTGCACCGTTGACGGGTCCAGCGGCTCCCAGGGATCACCGAGCGCGGCGCCTTCGGACACGAACTGCTCGAGGGTCTGGCGGTGAACGTCTCCGACGATCCCTTCCAGCACGCCGTGCATGTCGTCGAGCGCGTGCTCCATCCAGTGGATGCGCGTCTTGGCGGCGGTGTAGCCGATCAGGTGCGTGTCGATGTCGATGAGCTCGAAGGTCGCCATCGGCTATTGCAGGCTCTGGCAGAACACGGCGATCACGTTCTGGTAGCCCAGGCCGTCGTAGTCTTGGATGCCGCCGACCTTGTAGCGGTATTGGACGGCGTTGCCGTTGATGTCGACGCGGCGGCCGCGGCGCAGCTCGTCGTCGGCGATCACCTGCACGAACGCGGGGACGAGGAAGATGTCGGTCGACTGGCGCGCCTCGGAGCGGAAGTTCTCGCTCGGACTCGTCGATCGTGTCGACGCTAGGAGGGCGCCGGCGACCTTGTCAAAGCTGGAGATCGGGACGCGGAGACACGGGACGCGCGTGTAGACGGCCTGAATGGACTTCCCGCCGTCGTAAGCACCGACCATTCGCCACAGGTCGCATTTCTCGGTGAGCTGGGGCATCAGGCGCGGCTGGCGAGAATGTGGATCTCGTCGGGATATTCCGCCGGGCGCTGCTTGGCGTGGAAGCCGTAATCGGCCAGCAGCCGGCGTAGTGACGGGAGGGTGTACCCCCATTTGTGGACGTTCAGCTCGGCGTCGACCATCGCGGTCTGGTCGCCGTAGATGAGGTGCAGCACCGATTCGACGTTCTCGGCGCGGCGCGCGTACTCGAGGTCGGGGACGCGCAGGTCGATCACGCCGGCGGGGGCGAGAACGCGAGCGAACTCGCGGATGGCGTCGCGGCCGCCCTGTTCGTTGACGTGCTCCAGCGCATGCCAGGACTGGATCCGATCGACACTGCCATCCTCGAACGGGAGGTTGCGCATGTCACACACCCGGTCAATGGGAATGCACTGGCCTTGATCGGGGTCCCAGATTCCGCGGGCGCTGGCGTCGCAGTGCACGACCTCCCAGCCGGCGGCGGGCGGCGGATACTTGTTGATCGTGCCGACGACGAGGAGGAGCATCACGCGCCGGGAGGGGCCACTACCTCTACCCACAGCCTCCGGTTGTAGAACTCCACGGAGGATGTGTTGGTCCCGCTCTCTTGATACTCCAGCTCATACGTGCGTTCGCCCGGCGTGGGGTAGTACTCGAACGACCCGCCGAAAGCTGAGCCAGAGTCGCCATCGACGGTCGTCACCGTGTTTCCCCACCCATCGGGGAAGTCCGTCGCCTCGAAGACTTCCGCGCTCGCTGCGTCTACGCCCGCGCCGGCTTCGGTCTCGAAGTAAAAACTCAGCCGCACAAGGCCGCTGGCTGGAACATTGACCGTTACGCTCGGGCCGCTGAGAGCCGTCCACGCAGTCGTGCCTTGTGCATTGTTGTCCAGTGTGCTGGCGGTCAGCACTTCCGCATAGTTGCTACAGCCCATGAGATTGGCTTCCTTTCGATGGTTTGGGGGTTTATCGTGGCCATCTCAGGTCGCCCCAATGAGCCTCGGCCTCGCCGGCGGTCATCACGCCCCCCCATCGGTCGTTGAACACCGCCCAACTCTTTGCGCCGGACTCCTTCCAAGCATGACTATCGCGACTGCGGTGTCCGTGGTGCCATACATACGCGTTACGGGCCAGCGCAATCCTGTAGCCCGCCCGGCGCACGCGCAGGCAATAGTCGTGATCGTCGGCTCCCAACGGCATGTCGCACGCCAGCGGCCCGACTGTCTGCCATACGTCCGCGCGGGTCGCGGAGAACGCGCCCTGCACGAATGCCACGTCACGCGGCGTGCGATCGGCGATCCTCTCTGAGTCGCGCTCCCGGTCTGTTGGCCCCCCCGAAACGTGGGCGCTGTCCTCAAGCCATGCCGGTCCGCCGAGATGCGGGCCGACGGGGCCTACCAGCCCCACGCGGGGGTCGTGGAGGATCTCGGCTAGGCGGCGCACGGTGTCGGTGGCGGGAATGACGTCGTCATTTGACCACACCAGCATGCGCTCTCCGCGGTGGTGTTCAGCGACCGCGAGATTGATCGCGGGTGTCCACAGGAGATTGCGTCCGGGTCGCACCACGAGCACGCCGGCCGTATCCGGAAAGTTGTCGCCGTTATCCACCACGATGACTCGCGTCCCGATGCTCTGGTCCCGCGCCGCTTCGGCGGCCTGTTGGGCCAATGTCGCCCCGCTAAAGCTGACGATGACCACCAGCGCCTCTGCCGTGTTGCACACGTCTCCGGATGTCACAGCAGCCGCCCGGGCACGGGCGCCAGGGTCGGCTCGGTCAGGATGCTGTCGATGTGTGCCGGATGGTGGCCGGGAAGGCGGCTGTAGCGCTCGTGCTTGGGCGCGCGGTCCTGGGGGCGGGCGTAGGACCAGTGCAGGATCTCCAGCACCGGCGCGGTCCGCTCGTACAGCAGGCGCGGCGGCAGCGGGGGGCACACCCACGCGCTCTCGTACAGCGGCTGGAGGCGGATCCCCTGGTAGTGGCGGTAGATGCGGGGGCCAACGGATGGCTGCCAGAGCCCGTCGACGCGGTGCATGCTCCCGTCGGGGTTCCAGAGATGCAGGAAGTGGACGTTGAATGAGCCGCGGGGGTCGTCCTCGAGCGCGGTGAGGATCTCGCGGACGCGCTCGGCCGGCGCGGCGAACTCCTCGTCGGCATCCAGCGCGCACACGAGGTCGCCGTCCTGGAGGACGCCATCGGCCATCTCGAGCAGCTCGTTGCGGACGAGATGCTCGCCGGTCTCATACAGGTTCTGGTCGCCGATCCTCGCGAGGTGCGCGTAGCGCATGATCAGCCGGCGGGTGGCATCGTCGGGCGCGTCGCCGTAGACGATCACGGTGTCAGCCCATCCGCGCGCGGACTGCAGGGCGCGCTGGAGGTGACGGTCGGCCTCGCCGGGTCCGACGGGCATGATGCACGCTAGTCGCACGCTGTCCCCTCTCGATTGCAGGCGGCACGGAAGATCTCACGGGACTGCGCAGCGACCCGGGCGCGCCATCCTTCGGTGGTCGGCGACTGGTTGAACTCGTGGATCCACGTCGTGCTGCCCGTGTAGACCACGCGGTGGCCGCGGTGCCGGGCCAAGTAACTGAGCCAGGTCTCCTCGTAGAAGTGAGGCGTGTCGAGGAAGCCACCGAGCTCGTCCCATACGCTGCGGCGGGCGAAGTAGACGCTGCCGGAGACGGTTACTGCGTCGCGGGTGTCGGCAGTCTCGTCGAGGTGCAGCAGCAGCGGCGCTTGCCAGCATCGGAACTCGGGGGCCTGGTTGGTACCGAAGATCCCACCGTGGACGATGCGCTCGTCGCTGGTGACCTGCCGCGGGCCGACGACGGCGATCGTCGGGTCGGAATCGAACAGGTCAAGCACCGCGGCCGGCGGCTCAAGCATCCGAGTGTCGGCGTTGAGCGCGAGCACGAACTCCGCCCGGCCGTCATTGAGTGTCGTGTTGACCGACTGGGCGTAGGACCAGCCAGCCGCCTTCGCATCAACGACGGTGACGCTGGCGAACAGCGGGCACTCGATCAGCGAACGCCAGCACCGCACGGCGAGCTCGGGCGTCGCGTAGTCGACGATGACAGCGTCCACGCGGCCGTCGGCGCTCGGGGCGCAGCGACGAGTGATCACGCCGCGGCCGCCTGCTGCTCGAGCCGCCAGTCCTGCTCGGACCAGATGTGACGAGCCTTCAGCGACGTGTCCCATAAGCACGTGAGGCCGTCGCGTTCGAGCGACTGGGCGTAGCCGAGGTCCTCGCCGGACTCGTGGGGCTGATACCGGCAGCCGAGCGCGCGCTGGTTCCCGAGCCACGCCGCCATCGGGATGTCGATCCGATAGGTGCTGCCCCACTGAATCCGATCCGGAGGGAGACGTGTCCACGCGCGCTTGTGCGGGTCGCTCGCGGCGCTCTGCTGCCACCAGCCGGCGTTGTAGGCGTAGGAGCCTTCGCCCTGCGGGTGCATCCACGTGACGGGCGCGGCGATGTCGCAGTCGTCATCGGCGATCATCTGCTCGAGCCGCGCGATCGTGTCGGGGTTCTCGAGCATCACGTCGGTATCGAGCGACAGCACCAGGTCCGCGCTGCACTGGTGGCGCGCGATCGCGAGCATGTCGTTCCGCAGCCGGCCGAGCGTGTCGAATCGGGCGTGGTCGTGCCGGGGGTGCGCCGGCGCGGGATCGTGATGGATCAGGATGTCGAAGTGGTTGCGTGCAGCATGGCGCTGGAGTGCCATCCACGTCTCGTCGTGCACCTGGCCGGAGTGGACGAACGCGAACCCGTCCGGCCGGCGCGACTGCGCCGCGAGACATGCCATCCAGTGCGGGATCGACCACGCGCGATACGCGACGGGGCAGCCGACGATGAGACGCACAGGGGACCTCCCCGTGTCGAGGGTTACGTCAGACCTGCTGGCCGGGCCCGGCGATGACCAGGCCGGTGAACTGCTTCTTGATCTCGCGGGCCTGCCCGGTCATGTTCTCGACGAGTTCGGCCAGCGCGACCTTCTTGGCGTCGAGGCACTCATCCTCGGTCGCGATGCCCTTCTCGACGAGCAGCGCCATCGCACCGTTGACCGCGGCGGTGAGATCGGTCCATGGCGGCATCTGGAACGGCTGCATGCCATTGGGGAGTGCGCGGTTGACCGCGTCGAACTCTTCGCTGGCAGCAGCGAGCCGCTCGTCCGGGGTCTGTGCGGGGGTCGCGTCGCTCATCGGTAGGGCTGATAGGCAGGGTACGAGAGGGGGGTGACGGACGCCTGGGGCTGGAGTGGCTGGTCGGCGCTTGACCAGTAGTCCTTTCGGGACTGTTGCGCGCCGGCGAGGAAGTCCTTGGCGTCCTGCTCGTACCCCTTCGCGACGGCAGAGAGTGTCTCTCGGGCTTCGCCGGCGGTGACGTCCGGGAGGCGCATCGCTCTGGCGATCGACGCGGCCGCGAGGTGAGCGGCGTACTTCGTCAGCGCCGGGTTCATCCCGTCGGGCACCACGTCGAGCGTCGCCCAATCGAACAGCCACGATCGAGCCTCGTCGAGCATCTGGTCGATGTCGCCGTCGGCGAAGATCTGCCAGCCGTAGGTCACCAGCAGCGATGAGACGGGCGCGGTGCTCAGCGTGAAGTTGCCGTTCGGATCGATGTCGCCCGTGACGCGCCCGTTGGTGATCGTGTCCGGGACGGTGCCGCCGTCGCGATATGCGGCGATGGTGCCGGGAACGGCTTGGACGGTGACGTTCTTGCCGAGCGGCACCGACTCGAACCGAACGTAGAACTCGGTCTGCGTCGGCGTTGCCTGGGCGGCGATCTGGTCGGTGAGCTGCTCCTGGCGGACGAGCCCGAACGGGACCGTGGCGTACGAGGGCATCCCGTCACGGATGAGCGTGCGGACGGTGTCGCGAAACCCGGGGTACGGGCCGGGGTCCGACCCGGGGCTGTCGGGCTGGCCCGGGGTGACGGGGCTCATGGCGCTCCTTCCGGACTACGGGTGCTGTTGGTTGGCGCTCGAGCTACGCCCCGGAAATCCCGCATCTCGGGGCTTCAGTTCGCGGTGAATGTGCGGCCGTGTAGGGACATCTGCTCGTTCTGGTCGCCGACCTGGACGCGCCAGTAGTGCCAGCCCGCGGCGACCGTGATCGTGTCGCTGCTCGCGGTGGAACATGCTCGCCACGGCTGGCCGTCCGTTGAACAGACCGGCGTGTCCGCTGGGTTGGAGTCAGAGAACGTGAACGTCACCGGCCCTGCCGTGATCGTGCTCGCATCCGCTGGGCCGCCGGTGATCGTGACCTGCGGCGCAGGACTACTGGTCGGGAGGCCTACGGCGTCGCCGTGAGGACCAAAGTGGTAGATGTACGCCGCCAAGCTCAGCGGGCTGTTCTCCAGCTGGAGCTGCTCAAGTTCGCCGAAGAAATAGGACTCGTAGGCGACGTTATCGTTTCGCATCACGCTGGCGATTCCATTGATGTACGCCGGGTCGTCGCCGCCCTGACCATCGCCGGGTTGCGCGGCGGGGCCGAGCCCCCACTCCGGGATGCTTATCGGCTTGCCATGCTGCTGGGCGAACGTCGCCACCGCGCCGATGCCGTCGGGCTCGTTGTACAGGTAGTTCCAGCGGCCGGAGAACGGCACGCTGGCGGGTACGCCGGCATCGTAGGCGTCCACGCCGATGATGTCCACCACGTCGTCGCCGGGGTACCAGTTGCTGAGCGGGATGTTGCGATAGCCGGGGTTGACGGTCCAGTCGAACTTGAAATGCGCGCCGGGAACGGCGCGCATCGCGATCACGGTGTTGCGCCAGAATTGGACCCAGTTGGCGTCGCCAGAAGGCGTGTTGGGGATGCTGTCGGCATACCAGTCGCCGTTCGCCTCATGGGCCAAGCGGATGATGCTGTTGCCCAGTCCAGCGTTGACGAGGTTCTGCGCGAATGTGGTGGCGTAGGACTCAAAGTTGCCCGCTGCGCCCTCCGCGAGAACGTTAGGGTCGGAATTCTCGCTGGAGGGGTACAGGTTGAGCGTGATGATGAGCTGCCTGGCGCTGGCTGTCTGCTCTGCCCAGTCGCCCCACTGAAAGTCGCGATACGTGCTGTCCTGAGACAGGACGGCACCAGGCGCGGCCCACTGCTGCCAGTCCGGTGCGGCGTCGGCGAAAATCTCCACGCAGCGATAGTCGCGCCCGGTGAGCAAGTCAAAGGTGTCGAGGAGGCTGATGTGGCCACCGGTGTAGACGCATGGCGTTTCGGAGCCTGTCGCTAGCGCCGGCGCGGCATCGGCGCCTAGCGATGCGACCACGAGGACCAGCCCGATGACGAGGCGGCGTATCAACCCGTAACCTGGTCGATCTGAACGACCGCGTTCCACTTGATAGTCTCGCTGGCCGCACCCGTGACCGTCACGAGCAACTGGTTAGTGGAGAGCGATAGCGCGACCGCCCAGGCCGATGCGCCAGCATCCTGGGCTACCAGAGTTGGCGTGGGCGTCGTCCCGCCAACCCAGGTGTAGGCGTTGGAGCCGTTGCCGCGCAGCACACCCTGGACGGTCCATGCGGAGTCGGTGCCGGGCGTGTCGGTCCGCCGGCCGACGATGGTGATCGTGACCAGCATCGTCCGGGTGTAGCTCGGAGAGAGGCTCGAGTTGTAGAACTTCAATCCCTGGCTGAGATTGGACAGCAAGCTCAGCGGCGTTGCGGTGGTCGTCTGACCGTACAGACAGCTGATCTCATGCTGAGCGTCCCCAGCGGCGCTGATCGATCCGCTCGCAAACGCGGTCGAACCGTTGACGAACGGTCCTGCCGCGGCGCCGATCGACGTGGTGTTCAGCGCCGCGGCGATGGAGTCAAAGCCGAGCGCGACGGACTGCTGACCGGACGCGGTGGAGTACGGTCCCAGCGCGTGCGCCGTCACCCCGCTCGCAACGGCAGTGTTGCCGCTCGCGACCGAGTTCGTCCCTGACGCTGTCGACTGACCACCGAGAGCAGCGGCCGAGCCGTTCATTGCCGTCGATCCTGCGCCCCAGGCCAGTCCGCCCATTGCGCAGACCGACAGACGAAGAAACGTGGTGCCCGACACGTAGGTTTGGTTCTGACCGTTGGCGCCCGACAGGTAGCCAACACCGACCCAGCCACCGCCGAACACGGCGCCGTTGACAACCGGCACGGCCCAGTGACGAAACAGCGTGGCGAGTGTGTTGCAGTCGGTCGCGCGGGTGAGAACCCATTTCGAGCCGCCGCTGCCCACCGAGGTGACGACATATACGCCCTCGGGATGCGGCGTGCTGCCGGTCCCGTGTGCGTAAGAGTCAGACACGACCACACGATCACCAACAGCCACGGCCGGGACCGCGCCGCCATTGATCGAGCCGCCGGACCCGTCAATCGCCAGAGTGCCGTTGGAGCCCGCAGTAATCGTGTCACCGATCGGCGTCGAGCCTCCGGGAGCAAACACGTAGCTGCTTCCAAGCTGGTAGTTGCCGTTATCGGTGTTCATCAGACACCACTGCACCGGTGTCAACCAGATCGGCGTGAGCACCGAAAGCCCGCGGCCGGCACGAGCGTCGGCTTGGGCCAGAGAGCGATCGCCCGTGAACGGGAACCAGACCGCGAGGGCGGCGTCGTACTGCCAGACCTTCGCCTGGCTCAACTCCACCAGGGTCGCCGTCGCCGATCCTCCGGGAGCGTCGAACACGGCCGAGCCGCCAGCAGCGACGGTCAGCGCGTTGCCGGGCGCGATCGCGATCACCTTGGCGGCAACCAGCGTCTTATCGGCCGGAGCAGTCGGCATCGTCAGCGTCCAACTACCGCCGCTAATGTCCGCCGGGACAGCGTCGCTGACCGCGGCGGAGTAGTTCGCGGTCTTGACCGCAGTCGGAACTAGTGACGCCCCGCTTCCCCCGGAGGACGGGGCACCGAGAATCCGCCAGTTACTCGTCCCGTCGGAGATGAGCTCGACCGCCTGCGCCGCGGAGAGCGCCACCGTGGCGTTCCCGTCGATTGTCTGGGCGCCCTCGGCCGTGACGGTCGCGGTGCCGGTCCCGATGTTCTTGACGGTGATCGACTGGCCAGCGTTCAGCGTCGCATCCGGGAGCGTGACCGCGAAGCTCGCCGAGGAAGTGTTGGCGAGCACCACCTGGTTCGGTGGTGTCGGGATCGTGTACGCCGACGACTCCGTGACGATCGAGCCGGTCGACGGGCCGGACGGTGGCGGGGACCAGCCGTTCGCGACGACCCACCAGTTCGCCTCGACCCCGACGAGATAGCTGCAGACCGCGTCGGGGAGCTGGAGCACCTCGCTCGGCGTGACGTCGAGCATGAAGTTCTGATAGCCCGCGATGTTGACTTCCTCGGAGTGCGGGTTCTGCGCGCCGATGTATTGGACGTAGCCCATCCTGGGGTCCTCTCAGAAGCGGCGAGATCGCTCAGCCGCTCAACGCCTTGTCTGGGCTATGCCGCGGCCTTGGGACGCTGGATCGCGCCGCGCTTGGCTGCCGGCTTGGATCGCGCCGGCTTGGACACCGCAGGCTCGCTCATGCCGTCGGCGAGCAGCGCACGGATCTTCGACGGCTCGATCTCCATCTCACCGATCGCGAGATAGCGCCGGTCGTTCTCGGCGCACCACTCCGTCTTGAACGCGACCCGCTTGCGTAGCCGCTCTTCCTGGAGTTGCTCGGGCGTGCCGTCCTGGAGAATGTCGACGAGGACCGCCCCGCCGTCGGCGGCGAAGTAGAACCGGTCAAACGTCTCCGGGAACCTGGCGATACGCCCCTCGAACCGTTCGACGCATTCGTCCATCACGTAGCGGTGGACGTAGCCTTTCCCGCCGACACCCACCGACAGCGGGTCGGGGTCGGGCCGGTACGGCGGCGTGTCTTCCTCGAGCTCGTCGTCGATCGGTTCTACGTGCATGTCACGCTCCTGCGGTCGGGGTGATGATTCGGCTGTCCGAGCCGGCGCTGGCGACGTTCAGGGGGTCCTGGCCGTCACGGTCGGGCGATTTGCGTAGCGCGTCGATCGCGGGCTTGTGCTTGGTGAGCAGCCCGCGCAACGTGCCGATGTGCGTCTCGGCGAGCCCCATGCCGGTCTGAAGCCGGTCCAGTAGATGCCGCGCCTGGAGGTTCTCCAGGTTCGGACTCCCGCCCGATGTCAGCTCGGGCAGCACCGCGTAGAGATCCGCGGCGTCGCGCATGCTCTCGCGGCCGTCGTCGTAGTAGACCGACCGGCCGTCACCAAGCTGATAGGCCGCCTCGCGAAATGCGGGACGCGCGAGCAGGCTGGCGTGCTCTTCCTGCTCGTGCTGCTTGAACTTGCGCAGCAGCTTGATCAGGGCGTGCACCTGGTTGGCGCCCTCGTCGTCCTGCTCGGCGTGCTCGGCCGCGAAGAGCGTCCCGAGCTGCCGGAAGGCCTGGTTGATCTGAAACTCGTCAGCCACCGGTGGCCTCCTTTCAGCCACGCGGGCTGCCGCGGGTCAACCGACCTTCCGGCCGGCGCCCGCGGCAGGAGCGCAGCGTCTGGCTAGTTGCCGCGGTAGATGTACCGGGGCTCGATGCAGGCCGCGGCGTAGCGACGGTCGGCGCGGTAGCGGATGATGTCGCGCTCGAATGACGCACCCGCGTTGGTGGCCTCCTGCACGACGCGCAGCGCGGTGCGGTCCTGGAAGACGATCGACTTCTTCGCCTCCATCAGGAACCATGCGCCGTGCGTGCTGTCAGTGCCGACGGTCGGCATGAACCGCGACACCTTCAGGTTGTACAGGCCCTGCAGCGGGTTGATCGTCATCGTCCAACCCGTGGTGCCCGACCCGGCCGTTGACGCGGTCTGACCCGCGGCGCCCGGCACTGACGGCTGCAATGCTGACTGCAGCAGCTGCGCGGCGTTGAACTTGTCCGCCGGGCTGACGAGCAGCGTGTCCGGCATGACGAGCATCTTGTTGCCCAGCGGGTCGACCATCTCTTCCAGGGCGATGTCGGCGCCCATCAGGCCGGAGCCTGAGAGCAGCGCGCCGCCCGAGAGGACGTTCCCGATCGCGGTGGTGTACCCACCGTTGACGGGGGTGATGATCGCGTTGATGACGTCCTGCTCCTCGACGTAGCGCATGCGCTCGCCGAGCTGACCGGCGCGAGTGACGACCTGGCCGGTGCGGTCGTCGTCGACGAGCTCCCACTCCACGGAGAGCATGCGTCCCTTCTTGCTGTTCGGGACGTGCACGTCGAGGCCCTGCAGCCGGCTGTCGCCGTACTCCTGCCCGGGCGCGATCGTCTTGGGCAGCTCGACGCCGTACAGCGGCGCGTAGAGCTCCTCCGCCCCGCCGGATGCGACGACTCGCACCAGGTCGGGGTAGATGACCGGGACGGTGGCGTACCCGTCGAACAGGAAGTTCTGCACGCCGAACCGGAGCAGCTGCGGGAGCTGCGTCTCAGCGACGGACTCCGACAGCTTCTTGATCGACAGGTCCCCGAACTTCTCCTGGTAGTCCCAGATCGCCTTGATGTCCTCGGCAGGGAACCGGCTTCCGGCGGCGACCTCCTTCAGGACACGCGTGGTTGACCGCTCGAGCTGGTTGCGCTGACGCTTCTCCAGATCGCTGGTGCCTTCCGACAGCCGGCGTCCGAAGGAGCCCATGGTGCGCAGGAACGCATCGGGCGTCATGTTCTGCGCGGCCGCGGTCTGCTGCGGGGTCAGGGTGGAGAGATCCATGATGGTCTCTGTTCCTCTCGTGATCCGCGCCTAGACGGCGGCGGCGTAGACGTTGGTGGGCGCGAGCGCGACCTGGACGCGGACGCCGGCGCCGCCGGCGATCGTTTCCGGCGCCGGGGTGGCCTGGTTGGGCCGGGGCGTGGTCGCGACGGGCGGCAGCGTGTAGCCGACGACGTGGTTGCTCGTTCCCTGGCTGGTGATCGTCTGGGCATCGGCGGTGCCGGTGACCGGGGTGAACCAGCCGTAGGTGTCGCCGCTGGTGGTGTTCATCCACACCGTCCCGCGGACGAGCACGAGCACGCCGACCTGGTCGGCATCCCCGGGGTAGATCAGGTTGGCGTTGGACTGCAGCGCCATCCCCAGGAAGTTGGTCGTGGACACCTGCGACGCTGCCGTGATCGGGGTGCACGTGAAGTTCGTGCCGTCCCAGTAGAGAAGGTCGCCGGCGTTGACCGTGAGGTTGGTCGTGACGGGCAGCTGGACGCGCGACTGGTTGCGGTTCAGGCCGTCAACGTTGTTCTGAGCGCTTGACATGAGTCAGTGGTCTCCTTGCGTGGCTTCGCGCGCCCTAGGCGGCGAGCTCGTCTCGGTCGATGCCCATGGCGCCGAGCAGGCCGCCGGTGGCCGCGGGAGCCGGGGCTTCCGGCAGGCGCGGGCCGGCACCCTCGACGCCGTAGGACTCGCGGAACTCCGCGAAGATCGACTCGCGCTCGTCCATCCGGCGCTGCACGAGGCTCTTCATCGAGCCCTCGTCGCCGACGGCGACCACGTCATCGAACCACGCGATGGCGCTCTTCTCGGGCACCTTCGCCTCACGCAGGACCTTGCTGGCGAGCTTCGCGGCGTCGTTGGCCGCGAGCTTGTTCTCAGCCTCGGTGCGAGCGGTCTTGTGCTCGTCACGCTCCCGGACGGTCTCCTGGAGCTTGGTCTGGGTGGTGGCCAGTTCTGCGGCGAGCTCGTCGGCCTTACCGTCGCCCGCGGCGACGATCTTCTCGACGATCTTCTCCTGGATCTTGACCTCCGGGGCGGGGACCTCGAGCGTAACGTCGGCGCATTCGCGCAGGACGGTCATGCCTTCGTCGATGAGCGTGCCGGCCTTCTCGTCCTCGTCCTTCAGACCCGCGGCCTCGGTGAGCTTGCCGAGGGCGGCCTTGACCTTCTCCTGCAGCTGAGCAGGTTTCATGTGAGCCTCCTTGGAGGTCTCCGGCCGCCGGTCGGCAGTGCCGGTGTCGCGCCACGCTTCCTGCAGATGGCGGTGGAACTGACCGCCTGCGCCGGCTCGGGTGACGATGTCCGCCGAGCCGAGGTGCGTGACTTCGCGGACCATGTTGTAGGTCCGCCCGTTGACGTTTTTCTGGTCGGGTGCGTGGCCGTACCCGTCGATGCTGATCCCGATCAGCGGGCGCCCGGGAACCGATCCGAGCGCTGACTCGATGAGCGATCTGACCCACTCGTAGCCGGGCCCGTTGACGGGCACGAACTTGGCACGAACCTCGGCGGGGTTCCCGTCGATGAACCGTGCCTCGCGGAAGTGGCCGACGAGCTGACGCACATCTCGTTCGGGGCGATCGCGCTCTTCGCTGGCGGTGGGGTGGTTCGCGTACGCCTGGAGGCCTTCGAACAGGCCGCCCTTGACGGCGGCCTGGAGGGCCTGCTTGGTGTAGTAGTTGCTGTCCGAGGGGTTGCCGGGTCCCTCGCGCACGACGGTTGCCTCGTAGGTGCCGCCGGTCTTGGTGACCTTCGCTTCGCGCAGCAGGATCCGGCCGAGCGCGATCGCGTCAGGGGCGGCGCTTTCGCGGGTGCTGGCGCTGGGCATCGTGAGGCCGTGCTTTTTGACCTGCTTGCGGATGTGAGCGACGACGGACGCCTCGTCGGCGGTCCCGTTGTTCCGCAGCTTCCACGCCTTATCGGCCTCGGCCTGGTCGCGGATCGGGTACTTGCCGCCTGCCATCGTGTCGTCGTTCTCTTCGGCGGACTTGCGGCTGGCGGCGCTGACGCTCTCTTCGATCTCGGTGTCGTCACCGCCGCGCTGGAGCTGCGGTTCGGCGCTGGCGGATACGGCTTCGCGCAGGCGGCGGAGCAGGCCTGTTGCCATGGGTTGCCTCCTTGTGCGGGCGCGATCGCGCAGCCCGGTGAAGTGTCAGTCGGCTAGCCGCCGGCCGCGGGGATAGTCGGTCGTGTAGAAGCCCCGGCCTTTGAACCCGATGCCACGCAGCCGGTACAGCCGCTGAGCGGGCTTGCCGCACGTGTCGCATGTCGCGTCACGAGTGGCGTCGTCAGGGTCGCGGCGAATGTCGGTCTCGTGGCCAGCGTCGCACCGGAACGTGTAGACCGGCATGCTCAGTCTTCGTCCTCGCTGGCGGGTTGCTGGCGAAGGACCGCTCGAGCGGCATCCACGGAGTCCATCGCCTCGCCGAGCAGCGCGGAGAGCACCCACGGGCGGTCGTCGGTACACAGCGCGAACAGGCGCCCGTGGACTGGCGAGTCGATCTCAACGACTACGGCCGCGGTCCGGACGGTGTACTCCTCGCCGAAGCTGTCGATCTGGTCCATCACGCGGGCGGTCAGCTCGCCGAGCGGGGTCGTGTCAATGCTCACTGCCGCTCCAATGGGTACTCCACGTAGGTGACGCCCTTGATGAACTTCGCGTCGCCGAGGCGCACCTGGTCGCGCGGGATCCCGTTGGCGTCGCACCAGCGGTCCATCCCGTCGACGATGTCCTGGGCGCCGCGGAGAACGTTGGGGAGCAGCAGCAGGTCGGCGAGGCGTTTGGTGCGCGCCCAGAGCCACCCAAACTCGTGCCTGACCTCGCGGCCGACGGTGACGCGGCTCATGCTCCACCTCGCAGCCCAGCACGGATCGCGTCTTGAGCTAGGAAGCAATGCTCGCTGTGCTGGACGTACGCAACCTCGCCGGGCGCATCGACATTCGGCAGCGGCCATGTCATTGATGCGAGCACACTCTCCCACGCCTCGCGGGGCAACTGGATTCGCACCTCGTCGCGGGGCGGCCGCTCGGGGTCTGTGAGTTGCGCGATCGCGTATCCCCACTCGGCGTTGGTCAGGTGCGCCTCGGGAGCTTCGTTGCAGAGGCCGCAGAAACCGAGGAACGCGCCACGGCTGACGGGACACCGCCGCTGACCGACGATCTCGTTGAGTCGATCACGAGCATCCCAGCTGTCCGGTCGTTGCGCGCTCATCCGGTGATCCTCTGCACGATCCGGCCGTCATGCACCGTGGTGTCCACTCGGACGCGGTGCGGGCGGGTGCCGGTCTGGTAGCAGAAGAAGTCGACGGCGCGAAGGTAGGTCTGCACCGCGAGGGCGTAGTTGTGCATCCGCGTGAGCTTCGCGGCGAGCCGCGGCGCGATCTGCCAGGCAGCACCGAGGGCGTTCGGGACCTCGTACTCGATGCGCGTGCTGCCAGCGTGCTCAGGCATCTAGTCCTCGCCTTCCCACAGCTGCGGCTCGCGCTCGACGGGCTCGGGGGCGAGCACACGGGAGAAGCCGAACGGGACCGGGCGAGCGTCGGGGGGGGGCTCCTTGTCCTCGGCGGGCTCGATGACGCTGATGTACCGCGGGCCCGACGCCGGGTTGTTCCAGCGGTGCCAGCGCCACTCGTCGCCGTTCCAGCGGGATCCTGCGGTCGGCTCAGGCATTGCGCATCGCCGCGGTGAGGAGCATGCCGAAGTATGCGACGGCCATCTGCTCAGCCACATCGGCCGTGTATCCGCCGTCGAGCAGGCCCTGGCGGAACTCGACGAGGGTCGAGGCGAGGTCCTTTGCTGCCGCACGCATCTGGTCAAAGCCGGCGGTGATCGCAGCGAGCGTCTCTTCGGGCGTGGGGTCCATGTACAGCCTCCATTGAGTCGAGGGGGTGGAGGAAAAATCAGGCGGCGACGAGCACTGGCTGGCGGTTCCCAACGCGGGACACCACCTGGTGCTGCAACGCCGTCAACGGCACCGGCACTGCGGCGACAGCCCGGATTGAGCACTTACAGCCGACGTTGCACTCGGTGGCGCCTTCGCCCGGGAGTGTCGGCCACATCGCCAGTGGCATCGGCGGCAGGCCCGCGAGGGCGGGGCAGTCGTCGCAGTGGTGAGCGCCATCATCGAGCGTCCATTCGAGCAGCAGCCCGTCAGCGTCGGCGGCCTGGGCGTACCCGTGCTGTTCACCCGACCATGCGGCTGACACGCCACCGGCGACACGGTGGGTGTTCGCGGCGATGAACGAGCGGATCGCGAGGATGATCGCCGCGTCGATCGTCGCCGACACGGCGAGCTGCTCGGCGGTCGGGACGATCACGGCGAGCTGCGCACCCATGCTCGCCAAGCTGGCCAGCGCCGGGGCGAGCGCGCGTTGCATCGGGATGACGGGCGGCGTGGTGGGCTGTGGCTGGGTGACGCGGTTGGCGGGCGGAGTGGCTGTCTGGGACTGGTAGTTGCGAACCCCGGCCTTCCACGCCTTCACGTACGTCGCTTTCAGGATCTGGGCCTGGCGTTTCTGCCATGCCGCGGACGCCTGCTGCGGAGTCACCGTCGAGGGCCGCCGCGCCCGGGCTTTTTCGCGCGTGGGCTGACCTGCCGGTCATACGCCTGCTCGCGTTTCACGCCGTCGAGCTGGGTGGCGAGCTCGGACAGGCGCGTGGGGTCGTTCGTGCGGTCCATCTGCGCTTCGATGTCGCGGGCGAGGAACCGGAGCTGTCGGCGCTCCTCGGCAGTGTTCAGGTGCCCCGGCTGAAGCTTGCAGGCGATGACGGCCTCCCCCTTAGCTGGCGATGTCGGCGAGGAGCCGCTTGAGGTTCTCCGCGGTCTGGCGGGTGAACTCGTCGGCGTGCTCGGTGAACGCGGGGTCGTCCGGGGTGCGGCGCAGATGACCGTCGGCGGCCTCGCGGGTCTGCCGGGCGATGTTCGCCCTGCCGACCTTCGACGCGGGATTCTTCTCGCCGGCCTGACCATCGGGCGCAGCAGCAGCACCGGCACCAGGAGCACCGCCGCCGGGTCCCGCGGCGCCGGGGGGGCCGCCGATGAGCATCCCCATCGGCTCGTCGTCCCCGACCTGCGCTTTCGTGGGGTCGAGCTTCGGGACCTGCCGGTTCGTGGCACGGATCACTGGCCGGCGGATCTTCCCGCCACGCGCCGGCTTGTCGTTCCCCATCTCGTCCTTACCGTCGGTCTCGTCCGCGTCGGCGAACTCCTCGATGATCGCTTCCTGCTCCTCATCGAAGTCGTACTCCGTGAGATCCAGCTCCGCGGCAGCGGCGGTCGCCGCGGTGCGCCGGCTGATGTACCCGTCAGCCTCCGCCTGCTCGAGCATGTCGAGCTTCTGCGCGCTGTCCTCCGATGCGATCTCCGGGAAGATGAACTCCCGGTCGACCTCCCCGTTGATACCCGCGGCTTCCATGACGCGGTCGAACATCTGGTGCAGCAGCTCATCGCCGATGTCCTGACGCTCCTCGAACGTCTGGATCGACGGCTCGGTGGTCGTTGACGCGGTCGCCTGCGTCGTCCCAGAACCGCCGGCGGGCGACAGGCCGAGGTAGGCGCGGGCGATGCCGGTCCCGGCGCTGATCCCGTCGACCAGCTCGTCATAGGTGAAGTCGGTGCGGACCTCGCGCCCTGACGTGTACTGGAACGGCTCGATGTCCGTCGAGTCGTTCATTCCGATGATCGATCCTGGCTGTGGCGGCTGTCCGCCCGGGAAGATCTGGTTCACCACGCGGGCGATATCCGCCGCGGTGCCCTTCGCCTTCACGACCGCCATCACGCGGTTGCCGATGTCGGACTGCACGACCTTGCTGGTCATCAGGTCCCGCAGCCGCTTGAGGTCACCGAGCGCGGGGAACAGGTCCGATCGGCCGCGGGCCTCGCCGGACACGTCGTTGATCTTCCAGTGGTCGATCTCGCCCGCGTCGATCTGACGGATGATGTATCTGGTCACTCCGGTCGGCGTGGGGCCCTGCGGCGCGAGGTTCGCTGCTGGCGGGCTGAACAGCTCCATCCGGGTCTGGAACTGCTGGTGATAGAAGAAGACCGTCTCCAGGTCCTCCTGGTCGGTCACGATCTCATAGATCGTCGCCGGGTCCAGCTGCCGGACCAGCAGCAGCCGCGGATCGTTCCGCGGCGCAGGGAAGTAGCGCAGGAACTGCTCGCCGAACACGCTGAGGTCATAGAAGATCGATCGCAGCCGGCGGCGCATCCGGTTGCCGTTCCAGAACGCCTCCCACGCTTCGCGCGCCTTGTCGTTCTCGATCCGCCACCGGACGCCACGGCCGAGCGGGAACTGCACCATCGCTCGGCACGCACGCTTCCCGATCCCCGAATGCGTTGACGCTTCAAAGCACTTCGCGGATGACGCCCAGTAGTCAGCCCAGTACTGCTGGCGGGTGGCCGGCCCGGGGATCATCGGCACGTAGTTGCTGGTCAGCGGCCCCTCCGGGGTGCCGTAGGCTCCCCAGCCGCCCATCGCGAACGAGTCGCTCTCCTGCAGCTTGGGGTGCTCACGCAGGACCGATTCCCGCAGCCGGGTGTATCGCCGGTCGAGCTGAGCGCCGTTCATCCGGCGGGTGACGCGTGATCCCCGCAGCCGGCCGTTACGCTCGAACTGGCCCTCCCAGATGCGAGCGTCGATCTGGGCGCGCGGGTCGGCGAGGATCGGCGCGAGCGGCCGGTCGGGGCACGCGATCGCGGGGACGACCTGTCCGTCCTCGTTGAGCTTGAGTCCGTAGGCGTCGAGCTCGGGCACGTAGGGCGGCGGGCTGACGACCTTCGCGGTGGGGCGTTCGCGCTTGGGAGTGCTGGCGGGCATCAGCCCTCCTCGGCGATCGCCTGGTAGATCTGCGGGACCGCGACGGACGGATCAAACGCGGGGTGCGTGCGGCGAAGGAACGGCAGGCACGCGGCGAACAGCACGACTCGCGCGTGGACGAGCAGCGTCACGGCCCCGACGGTGGCGAGAATGCAGCGCATCACACCTCCCGTTTCGGCGATCAGTGCGGGGCGGCCTTCGGCGTGGCGGACGCCTTCTCGGCGCGCTCCAGCGCCTTGCAGTCCAGGTCACCGAGCGTGTACTTGACCTGTCCCTGGGTGACGCGTATCAGACACGCCCCCGCATCACGGCGAGAACGAGCACGACGACCACCACAACCACGAGAATGGTCCAGAGCATCAGGGCCTCCTTGGAGGGTTAGGACCTTGGCTGGCGAGCGGGCGCGGTGAACACGTAGCCGCCGAGCAGGGAGTCGATCGCCCAGCACAGGAGCGCGGCGACGGTCCATGTCGGCCATCCCTGACCAGCGATAGCGGTCGGCACGAGCAGGCAGATCAGCGCGAGCACGAGCAGGATGACGGCGATGAACAGCAACAGTCTCATTCGGGGGTCCTTTCTGATGGGGCGCTTCTAGAACAGGTGCAGCGATAGGACGAGCGCGGCGGCGCTGACCAGCGTGATGACGGCGCCACCGAACCACCGGTACGCCTCGCCGCGGGCGTGCCGGTCCTCGGAGCGGGTGGTGCGGCTGACGAAGTCGTCCTCGAGCCGGCCGACGCGCTGCTCGAGGTCATGGAGCTCGTACCAAACCTCCCGGTCGCTGTCGGCCATCGGCTAGCGACGGCGCGGACGGTCGCGGCGGTCGACTTCCGGCCCGCACCACCGACCGCGCCAGAGGTCGCGCCACGTGATCGTCCACGGGCCTACCTCAAGGGCATAGGGGAACGAGTGGGGAAGCCGACGGAATTTCATCCGTGAAGGAGCAGCGTGATCGCGATACCGGCCGCGCCGAGAAGAAAGGCACTGAAAACCGTGGCGGCGGCAACGTACAGATGAGCGACACCCGTTCGGCTGACGCTAACGTCGCGGGCGTCGATCGTCTGCGCTTTGCCGCCGGCGGTCTCGTACTGGACCCTGCGAAGGTCCGTCACGTCCTTGATGATCGGCTCGAGCGCAGCCGAATACTGCGCTTGTAGCTGTAGCCGCGTGGTCTCCACCTGCGTACGCATCGCCTCAGCCGAGGAGGCGACCTGCGCGGCGAGCGTCGCCGCCTGTGTGGCCTGCACCTGAGCGGCAGCGGCAACAGCGCCGACGTCGACAGCGCGGATAGCGTCGATGCGGCCGCTTTCTGACTCGCGTAGCTCGTTGTCGTATGAGGCGCGCAGCGCCACGATCTCGCGGACGTGGGCGCTCTCGGACTCCCGCAAGTCGTCCTGGCGCTTCAGGCCTGCCTCCACGAGGGCGATCACGTTCGCCGTAGGGTCTATCGCCGTTCGGCCGACCCGGTCGGTCGCGGGGCCAGGCGGCTGCTGCGGTGATTCTCCGTTAGCCACGAGCTACCCCTCCTCCTTGGAGCTTGGCGCGAATCTCGGTAGCGAGCGCTTTCGCGTCGGGGCCCGGTTGAAGGTCAGCCAGCCGGGCGATGTCCTGCTCGACAGCCGTGAAGTCCACTCCGACCGCTACGCGGGTCGCCTCAGCGTCGTGGTGAGCATCCCCCGCGGTCAGCATCGCGAGGGACGCAGCGACCTGGCCCCAGTCCGTTGCCGCGTTCGCGTACAGCGAGATCAGCGCCACGAACGCCACCGAGGTGAACAGTGCTTTGGTGAAGTGGACGCCCAGCAGGTAGAGCAGGATCAGCGTCGCCCAACAGATCACGCGGGCGAGGCCGGTAATGACCATGATCAACGCGGTGCGGCGCTGATGACCGATCTTCTGGCGTCCGTCCAGGCCGGTGCGGTGCGCGCGGGCGTGAAGGCGAGCCCGGATGCTCATCGTCCACTCCTCGCAGCCGCGGCGATCAACCGCTCAGCCTTCGTCTTCAAGAAACGCGAGCCGGTGAGCTGCCCCAGCTTCGTGCCAAAGATGTTCGCCAGGCCCACGAACGTGAGCACGTAGATCTTGTTGGTGAGATCGTGGCCGCCGAGCGTGGTCACGGAGATGGTCGTGGTGGCTATCGAGACGTACCAGCCGAGCATGTCGAGCAGACCCGCCGTCCAGCCCATCGCGCGGGCTTCGGCCATCACCATGCAGGTCCCGAGCACATCCGAAACCACCATCGCAACCGCGGCAACGAGGGCGGTGATCATGCTGCCCTCCTGGGCTCGTGCTCGGCGAGTAGCCGGTCCAGGGCTGCGCGCATCTCGCCGGCGTCGCGCGTGCTGGCGCGTGGTGTGACGGCGACGGCGTGGCAGCGCGGGCATGGCGCGATGTCGCTGTCGGCGATGTACATCAGCCCGCAGAAGCAGACGATCCGCACGGCGCCCTCCTGCCGGGCTAAGGCTGCTGCAGCGCGTGCAGCAGCCGGACGGCGCGCTCCACGTGGCGGGCGCCGGCGAACTGCAGTTGCGGGGTGCGCTGCCCAACGAGAGCAGTGGCGAGCAGCTGCACCATCATGTCGCACGCACCGGCCTCGGCCTCGGCCTGCTTGCGGCCGTTGGAACGCACCGGAAGACGCTGAGCCTTGGCGCGCAGCGATGCCGCGCGGTGCTGGAGACGCTCTACCTCGAGCTTGACGTCTGGCGCGTGCTCGGCGAGCTTGCGCTGCCGGCGATGGCCGGCGAGCTGCTCGTCATCCGCCAGGTCAACGGCGGAGTGCGAACGGACTCGCTCGAGGACGCTCACTTCGACGAGCTCGACTTCCCGGCCAGGACCGCGTGGACCTTTGCGAGCAGCACGCTGATGTCCGCCTCGAGATGCTTGAAGTTCGGCGCGTACTTCGCGATCTCGGCCTCAGCGTCGGCGATCAACTCCTTGGCCTTGTCCCCCGCGCCGGCGAGGGCATGCACGAACGCGACGTCGAGCGTGTGGACGATCTTGGTGATCCCCGTCTGGCCGGCGGCGGCTGCCTCGGCGGTCTCGAGGTGCTGGGCTACGGCTTCGGCGTGCTCGTTCTTGGCGGCCATGAGGGCTCCTTGGGTTAGACGCGTTCGGGCCAACGCCAGGTACCCGGGGCGAGCTCGCCGCCGGGTGCTTGGGGCACGCCCTCGTCGGTGATGTAGTCCGGCGGGCTGTCCCGCGGATAGAAGATGTGGAGATGCAGGTGACCGTCAGCGGGCGGGGTGGGATGCTCGCTATCGGGGGTGCCGATCACCAGCGCGGCGCAGTCAAGGCCCCGCAGGGTGCGGTACGTGACGATCCGGCCGATCGTGGGCGCGGGCTGGTCCATGAGGCGTCTCCGTGGTCGAGGGGGCTAGCCGAAGTCGCTGGTGCTGTACCGCCGTGTGCGTACCGTCTTCGGCGCCGGGCCGGCCGAGATCGTTACCGGCCCCGCGGCGGGCCAGACGTTCGCGAGGCCATAGCCGGCGGCGTCGTGGAAGTGCTCGTGGAACCCGTCTTTTTGGAACGACTCCCCGCGGATCCGCTCGCCGGTCGGAGCGCGCTTGGACTCCCACTGCGCCTGCTCCATGGCGTCGGCGAGGCGAGGGCACCGCTGACAATCGATAAGCAGTCGGCTGTCCCGCAGCAGCTGCTTGACGAGGTCGACGCGGTCGCTCGGGACCGAGGGTTCGATCATCCGCAGGTCGGCTATCCCGTGGCGTCGCAGGGTGATGTGATCGGTCTCGGTCCCCGACTGGCTGGTGCGCGCCTTGCCAGCCGGGTCGACGCCAGCTGGGCACGCGCCGCTCTCAAGCCCGTAGAGAGCGTCGGCGTGAGCGATCTGCGCCGCGAACTCCTCTGTGGTCAGCTCAGTGCAGTGCAGCTCACCGAAGATGTGCGCCAGGCGGTCGGCCTGGATCTCCATCCAGTAGCAGACCGCGTGGTGATAGCCGAAGTCGATACCGCGCCACACCGGCCACTGCGGCTCCCGCTTCCATGGTGCGTGATGCTCTGAGCGGTCAAACTCGCTGAACACCGCCTCGTCAGCGAGCTGGAACGCGTCTAGTGCTTTCTCGGGGTGCTCCTGCTTGAACCGTCGCAGGTCGGGATATTTCTTTGACTCTCTGCGCAGCCACGCGTCATCGCGTCGCGGGTGTGCGCTGGACGGGATGAATATCGGCCAGTACCCGTTCGGGGTTTCCGCGCCGGGCTGCGCGCCGGCCCACAGGCGTGCGTAGTAGTTCGCGGTGCCTTTCGCGGTGCTGATCGCGATGATGGTCCCGCCGCCGGCGATGATCGCGAGGATCGCGGTGAACGTCTCGACGGCCCACTTCCACTTCGAGACTTCGTCGGCGATGATCAGCTGTGCGGTGAGGCCCGAGCCGGTGTCCTCGGTCGACGGGAGCGAGATGACTCTGGACCCGTTCGCGAAGACGACCATCGGCATCTTCACGTCGTTGGTGTCCTGGATGATCCGGGTCTGCAACTCCGGCGGGAGGTGCTTGTGCATGAACCGGACGCGGTCCAGCAGCTCGATCGCCGCGCCGAGATTGCGGCTCAGGATCAGGACCGTCTGACCGGGATTGCAGTTCCCAAGCCATAGCCCGTACGCGAGGCTGACCCACGACAAGCCGAGCTGGCGGGCCTTGAGCACCACGACGTTTGACTGCTCGCGAATGTCGGTGAGGACTGTCCGCTGGAAGTCCCACAGTCGGAACCGTTCCGGATCGCCACCGGCGGCGGGGACCAGCCAGATGAACTGGTCGATGAAGAACTCGGGGTCTTCGGCCGCGCGGTCGTACTCGGTGCGAGTGCGTTTCGGGGGGTCCAGGAGATCAGCAGCCCGCGAGAACGGGTCGCGGACGACGACGACCATCCGGCCTCCCAATATTCGCGTAGGCCCCTTGACAAACTGTATAGCCCCCTATACAGTTGGCGCATGGAGTCAACCACCGCCAAGGAGCACCGCATGAGCACGCTGAGCGTCGACGACGTCACCCGCTGGGCCGATGACGGCGGCTACTGCCCGCCCGAGCGCGAAGCCAACGCGCCGGCGAAGTTGACCTACCGCGAGCGTCGCGCCCGCAAGGCCGAGCGTCTGCGTGGCTGGGCCGAGAAGCGCGAAGCCAAGTCGGTCGCCGCCTACGAGCGCTCAAGCGAGATGGCGAGCGTCATCCCGTTCGGGCAGCCCATCCTCGTGGGGCACTACAGCGAGGGCTCAGACCGGCGCTACCGCGACCGGATCGGCCGCGTCATGGACCAGTCATGCGAGCACGCCGCGAAGGCGACATCGATGCGGTCTCGCGCGGACAACATCGAGGCGCAGACCGCTCACGCCATCTACTCCGACGACCCCGACGCCACCGACCGGCTGCGCGACAGGATCGCCCGGATGGAGGAGCTGCGCGACGGGATCAAGGCGCGCAACGCCACGTTCCGCAAGGATCACCACGCCGAGCTCAAGACCATGACCGCCTATCAGCGCGACATGGCGATGCCGCACCGCAGCTATGAGCTGACCAATCTGTCCGGCAACCTCTCGAGACTCCGCAAGCGGCTCGCGAGCCTGGAGGCGCAGCGATGACCCTGATCCTCTTCTTCATATTCCTGATGCGCATGACGTTCTCAGTGGTGGTCGTGCTGATCGCCATGGCGCTGATGCTTGCCGCCTGCCTAGTCGGCATGGTGGGTGCGGTCCTCGACGCGGGATCGACCGCGCACGGCGCCGGATGGAAGGCCACCTCCCGGTCGCTGATGAGCGCCGCGGGCCGAGTCGCGAAAACGGCGGACAACCATCGCCGGTGGGTGCTGCCGAACAAGCCGGCGGCATGACCATCACCAGCGAACAGCTCAAGAAGGCCGAGGCCGCCCACCGGGCGGCCTTCCGGCGTTCCGAGCAGAAACGCGAGGCGCGCAACGAGCTCGTGCGCCAGGCACTCGCGCAAGGCTGGAAGCCGGCGCACATCGCGCGGGAGATGGGCATCACGCGCGCCCGCGTCGGTCAGATCGCGAAGGAGAACCCCTAGCCCGTGCTGGCGACCAGGCGCAGATGCTTCGCAGCGACGAGCATCGCGGTCTGCTGACGCGCCGCATCAAGCTTGAGATCGGGGTCGCCGAAGATCGCGCGTAGCAGCGTCGCGACCGTCTGAGCGGTCTGCTCCGCCAGGCCAAGGCGGCGCGCTTCGACACCGGCACGCGCGGCGTACGCAGCGACCGTGTTCAGGTGCTTGCGCTCCTCGACCCACATCACCCACAGCACGTGCGGTTTCGCGTCACCGGTCGTCTCGCCACTCGCGTGGCGGGTCTGGACGTACAGGCCACCCGGCTCGAGCTTGAGCTCGTTCACCATGTGACCAAGCACGTGCACCGCGCATCGGGTGCGCCACAGCTCTTCCGCGAGCACGTCACGCGGGTCGACCTCGCCGAGCTCGTCCCCGTCCACGAGCGCGAGCTTCCCGATCGCCTGACGCGCGATCTCCTTCTGGGCCGCCTGTTTGTGGCTCTCGGTGTTGCCGCCGTGCCGATAGCAGCAACCCGCGCCGCGGTGGTCCGTCCGCATCCCCGCGACGTTCTGACACGTGACGCCGGGTGGCTTGTTGGGGAGTTGCGCGCCGCACAACGTCTTGCCGGGGCCAGATTTGGGCACGTCTAGTCGCCTTTCATCGGATCCGGTTGGCTTGGACTTCGGCGACGAGTCGTTCCACCAAGTCGCGGCGCGGTCGACGGCGGCGCGGCACGCCAGCCTGGTCAAGCAATGGGCCGAATGCTTGGGTCATCGCGGCGCGTGCGGCGATGATCTCGTCGTCGTCGCGGGCGTAGAGGAGATCATCGAACGCGTGGAGGTACGCGCGCTCGGTTGCGGCGAGTCCACGCTTCTGGTCCTGGCGGACGGCGTGCGCGAGGCGATGGAGCGCGGAGCTGACGGCCCTGAGGTCGCCGGCAGTGGCTGGCGGCTCGTCGACTGAGGTGTCGTCGACGGTGGCCCAGCCCTCTTTGAGGCAGCGGATGACGGCCTGTAGCGATCCGGTGACGCCGAGTCGGCCGTACGCGCTATGGAGCTGGTGGCGCACGGTGCTGTGGCTGCGGCCCGTTGCCTGCGCGATCTGCTGGTAGGTCATTCCCCCGGCCAGCCCGCGGATGGCGGATAGCTCGTGCGGGGTGAGGGGGCAGGCGTCGGGGACGCGGTCGCGCATCGTCCGGGCGGCGCGCAGGGTTGCGGTCATTATCTTGGCCTGCGGCTGGCGTCACGGGCGCGGTCGGCCCAGGTCTGGTTGATCGTCCGTTCGGGGTGTAGCCCGCAGCGGAAGCAGGTGTCCTGCCCGCGGATCAGGAACGCACGCGGGATGCACCGGCAGGGCTTGGCGCGGACGGGCATGCCGGGGGGAGGCATGAGCTCGCGACGGTGCGGTAGCCGGGTCGGGAAGGTCAAGCTCACGCTGTCCTCCTGACCCTCAGCTGGTCCACTAGCAGGTTCCAAGCGCTCGCCGCGCTGATCGCGGCGTCAAGCTGGGCGTTCGTGTCCCCGGCGAGCGTGGCTTCGTGGTAGGCGACGGTTCGTACGGAGATCAGCGTTTCGGTCAGGGCGCGGCGCTCTGGCGGGAGAAGGCTGTCGAGGCGCACGCCTCGGCGCCGGCCTGGTGACTGAGCGGCAAGGCCGAGCGCAGCGATGCGGCTGCGGACGGTGGCGCGGCTACAGCCGACCTCCAGGGCGATCCACATCTCCCCGTGCTGCTGGAGCGTGCGAGCCATCCACGCTGGGTCTGCCAGCCGTGGATCTCGCGCACCGAGTCGAGTGGTGCTCATGCCCCGCCTTGCGACCGCGGGCGCAGTACGGCCAACTGGGAAGGTATCACGCCGGACAAACGGTCTACCTCAGCTGTCCTTCTCGTGGCCGTGTGTGTCGAGTCGACAGAGCGGCGGAACAGCGCTGCGTTTCGCATCTGATGGCTTCGGCGGCGGCTTGGTCGGGCGTGGGCCTGACGGGTGCGGCGAGAAGCCGCCACGCTTCTCGATCGCTTGCGGCCACGCTGGCTCAGCCAGCCTACGACGACGCCTCACGTGTCCGTCTTCTCGTGGCCGTGGGCGTCCAGGCCCGCGAGCGCCCGGGCGCGGCCGACGGTGCGCGGCGAACCGGCGATATCACTGCCGAGCTTATCGACGACGGCCTGGTTGCTCAGCCCACGATTGGAGACGTGGCAGATCAGCCGGTCCTTCTCGATGCCGAGCATCTGACCGGTACTCGCGACGGTGCCGAGGCCTTCCGCTTCGTCAAGCAGATCGTGGACCCGCTCGAGGCGCGACCTGATCACAGCCCAGTGCTCACGCCATCGCGGATCGTCGTCGAGCAGCTGCTGGGTTGGCGGGCCGGCTGGGTCGCTGCCGCCGCGGCCGCGTTCGGTGCTGCCCGCCGACACGGTGCTGATCGTGACCTCACGCTCGAGGGCTTCGCGGTGGAGATTGAGCAGATCGGCGCTCGAGCGGTGCTGCCGCCGCTCGGCCGACAGTTCGCGTTGAACGCCGGCGAACTTCTCTTCGCGCTTACGGGCCCGGCGTTCTTCCCAATCAAGCGGGACGCGCTCGACCTCGCGCTCGGGGTCCAGCCCGGCCGGCGACCGGCCCGGTTTGCAGATGCTGTCGTGGTCGGCTGGCTTGCCGCACTGGCAGAGCCGCACATGGCGGATCTTGAGGTCGTCGTCGGTCAATCGGCCCGGTCCTCCCGCAGCACGAATCCGATCCCCTGGACCGTGTGGAGCACTGCGGGCTCGCCGAGTTTGCGTCGGAGCCCCCCCATCAGGACGCCGAGGGCATTCGATGTGGATTGCAGGTCGTAGCCCCAGACCGCCTCGTAGATCTGGCCGCGAGAGAGGACCTGCCGTGGATGGTCCATAAACACCGCCAGTAGATCGAACTCAAGACGCGTCAGACGGACCGGCTTCCCGGCACGCTGCACGAGCCGCGCGACCGGGTCGATCGCGATGTCACCGAAGGTGCGCGCCGGGAGTCCGTGACTGACGAGCGGTGCGAGCAGTTCGACCACAACAGAGACCGCGTCGGGTGACTCGAACCCCTGGCAGGCCTCGTAGGCCTTGTCCACCGCGTACTGCAGTCGGTCGATCACGACGCTACGCTGCCCGCTTCAACCCGCCGCGGACCGACTGCACCTCGCGGACCATCGCCGGCAAGATCGCCTCGATATGCCGCAGCCCATTCTCCAACTGGGCGAGACGCTGATCGAGATCGAAAGACGACTCCGCGACAGGAGCACCAGCAAGATCGGCTATGTGCGAAAGGTCGGCCATGGCGGGTGGTCTCTCTCCCAGGTCGCAACCGAAAGGTTGCACGCCACCCAGAGGATAGTGGTCGGTCGGACGATCACGTCAGAAAGACGCCGCGGAGGGGTTCCCAGCTGGTCTCCAGCGAGCAGAGCTGCTCGTCGGTGAGTTGATCCACCTCCGTCAGAATGCATTGCGAGAACCATTCACCGTGGCGACGAGAAGTCGAGAAGCGGCGATGAAGACTGCGCTCGACCGGCAGCGGCCAGTCGCAGGGCACGAACCGGTGTAGATCAAGCGGAACCGGCGAGCTTCCCCGCAGGCTCACCAAGCGCGATTCCAAGCCAGCGGTCCAGCTCGGCTTGACGATCCCGATCTTCACGAGGTCTGCGCCAGTGACAAAGTAGACGCCACCTCGCGACTGCACGCGCGGTGTCCGGCCCATCTCGTGCTCGCGGGCGCTGCGCCGAGCGATCTCGTCCGTCGCCCGCTGAGTGCGGGGCTTAGCCCTCATGCGTCGTCGCCGTCAGCTAGCACGACGCGCCCTGACTCTCTCGCGCAGCACCGCAGCATTGACGTGCGTGTAGATCTCGGTCGTGCGGACATCCGAGTGCTCCGTCACACCTACGCGACCCAGCCTTCTGCGCTGACCGGCTGACCCATCTCCCAGACGTACTGGCGCCACACCATGCGCCCGGTCAGGGTGCAGAACAGCAGCGGCGTGTGGGTCTTGCGCGCGTAGGTGCGACGCACGTCGCGCCAGCGGCCGATCCACTGCAGCGTTTCGGGTTCGAGGTCGAGCACCGCGACGGTCTTGCGGCCGGCGTCGGTGCCCGCGAGCCTGTGACCGCCCTTCTACGGGGGTTCGCGGACAGTGTCATGTGTATTGCTAGACCCTCGGTACGGAGTGTCTAGCGATACGGGGGGAGGGTGAGGGAAGAGGCAGAATGACTGTAGAACTGTCTAGCGTATTCACTACTCATCCCGGCACCCCGAGCACCAGCAGCGGGCTCACGGCAGCGCCCGGTAGCGAACATCGGCGACCCCGTCGAAGCCGATCGCTCCGGCCGTGGCCTGCGCCAGATCGAACGAGCGGCCCGGGACATATGGGCCGTGGTCGTCCGCTGTCGCCACGACGCACCGCGCGTAGCAGAACTCGACGCGGGCGCCGAACGGGAGGCAAGGTCCGCCGCCGGTGCCGCACGTGGCGAATCCGTCCGCGGCATGCCAGCCTGACGCCGTAGTCCCTGCGTCTGAATACCAGCTGACGACCGCTGTGAGGAACGGATGCGTCCGGTCCCATGCCTGCCCACGCAAGTACCGCATTCGCCACAGGATCGCTACCGATCTTGCCGGAGGGCCGTGGGCTTGGCAGCGTTCCAGCGTCCACATCCTGGGTTTGAACCTCGCCGGGATACGACCATCGACGGCGTGCTCGCGGGTCCACCGCTCGTAGCCGCCGACCGTGGAGCGGATGGCGCACGGGCGATGCGCCGGGATGGCAGCGAGGGCGATCATGCGTCGTCGTCGTCCTCATCGTCGTCGGGTCGCAGCGTGAAGCGCCGAATCCATTCGAGCAGGCCCAGTGCGTTCCACGTCGTGCGACCGGCGGGCCCGTGAAGATGACCTGCCGTCGGCTGGCCGTCCGCCATGACGGTCTCATATGCCAAGACCCAGCCAGTGAGTAGCTGTTCGTCGCTGACGATCCCGGTCTCGCGCAACGCGGCATCGACAACCTCGTGAATATGCGCCTGCTGCTCGCGGTCGCTCAGCATCGGCCGCCGCCGATCGTGAACCGGGTGGCGCACGGACGGGCATGGTGGGCCTGGGCTGTGAACGCGACCATCATCATTGCTCGCCTCCGTCGAAGACGTGGAAGACCAGTAGGCCGCCACCCTTGTCCAGCTTGAACGTGCCGACGTACTCAGATTCCTCGGCCGCTGGCGGCAACGGGACACCTGTTGGCTGAGCGAAGACCTTCCGCGACACCTTCGGCGCGGCGGCGTCGACGAGTGCCCAGACGTACGCTGTGCCTTCGGGTGCGCCGACGTGCAGCAGTTCGGCGCCCTGCTCGATGTCAATGAAGATCGACCAGGAGCGCAGCTCGTACTTGTAGACAACGAGGCCGCACGGACGGGCATGGTGGGTCTGGGCTGTGAACGCGATCACGCAAGCTCCAGCTGTCCGGGGATCGCGGACAAGCGGTCGACGGAGATGGTTGGACGCGGCGCTAGGGCGGGTGACCACGCTGCTGCCCGGATCTCCCAGCGGATGCGATCGCTCAACTCGTACTTCGCGGCGTCACGCGGGCGGCTCTTGCAGTACCACTCGCGGCCCTTCGTCCAGCCCTCAGCAGCCCAGCCGGCGGCACGAACACTGGCGCCCGACTCGCTGTCCTTCGTGTAGGTGATGCCGCGCAAGTAGCCGAAGTCCTTGATGAGCCGCCAGCACGCGCCGTAGAGGAACGAGCAGGCGTTGGGATGGCCGATCGTGCAGACGCGCGTGACCTCGAGCGTCCATCCGTCGACGTTGCCGCGCGCCTTCGGGTGCTCCACGATCGCCACGCCGACGAATTCGTCATCGGCCAGAGCACCGAGAGAGAACTTGTGCTGCAACACGGGCTCGCTGTGCCGATGATGACGCTCGACGTAGGCGTTCGCCTCATCCTTGTCGATCTGGACGACCGAAAGGCTCATCGCGAGCACCCGTGCCCGATGACGTAGCCCTGAACGAGCCAGCCAAGCAGGACGATCGCTCCGACCGCGCCGACACTCCCGGCGACCGACCACGCCAGCACCTTGAGCCGCCATCTATCCATCAGGATTCCGTTCCTCGATGCGACCACCGATGCGACCACGAGCCTGCAGCGGTGTGCATCGGCTCGCTGCAATCATGTCGTCCGGGAGTCAGTTCACGGCGGGAACAAAGCGCGGGTTCAATTCCCGCCGTCTCCACT